AACCTCGCCGGCTCGCTCAAAAACCGTGGGATCGGAGTCGAATCGCTGGTCCTCTGCGACGCCGTCCGCCGGACCAGCTACCGCCTCGGCTGGTGGCGGTCGCTATTTCCGGCCATCCCGATCATTATCCCGAGCAACGTCGGCGAGGTGTGGCAATTCCGCCAGACACTCGACTGGCCGCGTGGGCACCGGGTTGCCGCCGCCGGCCTGGAGACCGTGGTCCATTCTCCTGCCATGTTAGCACGCACCCACAAATACATGGATGATGCGGCCGATTTCCACCAGCGGGTTGCGGAGGTGGCGGCATGACCAAAATGGATTTGGCTCTGACGTTTGACGGTAAGGAAATTCGGGTAGTCGGTGATCCAGAGAATCCAGAGTGGATCGCGGCCGACGTTTGCCGGGTGTTGGGGATCAAAAGCGCTGGAAATGCTGTTCGCAATTTTGATGATGACGAACGTGGGGTGTGTTTACTAAACATACCACCCAAAAGGGTGCCCCAAGAGTTTCTCACTGTCACCGAGCCAGGTTTGTACCGACTTATTCGCGCGAGCCGCAAGCCGGAAGCAAAGGCATTTCGTCGGTGGCTCGATCACGAGGTCTTGCCGTGCATTCGGCAACACGGATCGTACCCGGCGCCGTTGGTTGAGGCAGGCGACCGCGCGTTGATTCAGATCGACCCGGCGCCGCTATTGCCGATTCTTCGGCAACTGACTGAAGGACAAACAGACACCCGTCGTGAAATCGCCGAGACGCGAGAGGAAATGCGAGAAGGTTTTTATTTTATCGACCGTCGGTTGGCGAGCGTGGAGCGCCGCCGAAAAATCCCTCCTCGTGTTCAGTTGCAACACATTCATGTTGTGAATTCCAACTACAACGGTCGGTGCCCGTGCTGCCACACAATTCAGATCTTATCGGAATCTGGAACGCGGCTCCCGTTGCTGGAATTTGACCATTTCATCAGTAAGGGCAAGTCGCGGGTTTCCGAGACGTGGGCAGTATGCAAAACGTGCAATCGCGAAAAACTTGAAGATCCAAAATTCCGACACGGTGATGGGTCGGTTGCTTTTCAAGCGTATCAGCAGCAATTGCGTGCCGTGCTCCATGGACTTAATCCTCAGATGCGATTATTCGAGGACGGTGCAGCATGATCAACCGCATCGAGATCCGACTCTGGCTATCTGTTCTCACCGTGCTGCTGGCAGCCGTGGTCGTACTGCTCGCCTCGTGCGTGTGCTGGGCCGCCTACCCGGCCGCTGTGCGAGTTTCTGTCAACGACCGAGATGGAATGACGAGCCATGGCTCGGGTGCCGTGGTTGCCAAGCAGGGAGGCTGGTCGTGGGTGCTCACCAATTACCACGTTGTGAAGGATCGCGTGCCTGGCGCGCGGTCGATCCAGGTCGAGACGTCATCCCAGCTAACCACCGGGCACGTCATGGCCGAGGATCGGACATGGGATCTCGCTATCGTCCAGTGTGGTGCACTGGTCGTAGAGCCCATGCCGATACGGGTCGACCGGCCGAAGATCGGTGAGCAGGTCACGTCGGCCGGCTACGGACATGGCGACTACCGGGAGTTTCCTAGTCACGTCGTTGGATGGTCAATGCCTTCTGGCGTCAATATTGCAGACTGGCTCTCGACCGACTCACCGATCAGATCTGGAGACTCTGGCTCTCCGATCATTGACTCGCGTGGTGCGATCGTCGCAATAGCCTGGGGGACCAGCAGAAGCGGTGCCTACGGTACGTACGGTGGCCGTATCCAGCAGGTATGGCAGGCGGTGTGCCGCAAGCGACGTGGCCAGTGTCTGCAGCCACAATGGCAGGGTGGTGGCGCCGTGAGGATCCGACCAGCACAACCAATGGTCCCCGTCATCCGTCCCGTGCGGCCAGTGGCGCCGCCGAAGCCACCGACCAACTACGTGACCACCGACCAGCTCGCGGCCCTGGAGCAACGAATCCTCGCACGCCTCGACACCATCCAGAGCAAGCAAGGCGAGCCGGGCGCGACAGGGCCGCAAGGTATACCGGGGACGGCCGGCGCCGACGGGGCGCCGGGTCAAGATGGACCGCCTGGACTGCCGGGTGCCGACGGTCGAGATGCCGATCAGGTTGCCTTGCAACAATTGATTGACGAGCAAATCACAGCGAGACTTTCTGAGATCCGTGGAACGATTCGGATTCCGATTCGTGCGACCGCGGGTAATTGAGTTCGATTTTAGGGAGATCGAAATGGCATTTAGCGATCGTTCAGAGGAGTCGATGGAGCTGGTCTTGCAAAGCCAATCGCAAGGTTTTGCATTCATCATGGAGCAAGGCCGAGCTGGCTTGCTCGAAGGGAAAGTTGGCATGCGTGAAGGTCTGACGCAGCGAATTATCGGTGAGTCGGGCGGTGGCCAGTCTCGCGCACAATTGCCTGGTGGCATGGGTGGCGTTCCGACGGTGACTGGCGCGTAACATGGCAACACCAGATAGTGAGGTGGTTCGATTGGCGGCGGGTAACGCGCGGCGGTTGCTCCAGCTTCGTGGCGCGTTACTTGATCCGCAGATTGACTTTCAGGAGGTGGCCCGCAATGCTCGGAATGAGTTGGCCATGGAACTGGGGCGGATCGAAGTCGGAGACATTTGGCGAGACAATTCGGGAGGCGACGCAACAAACGTACGGGAAGAAGACGAAGTTGGCAACGGCGCTTGAAGCTGCATTTGTCGACGATATGGCTGACAACCTAGCCAAGAGTCGCGCGAACGTCCAAGCGTATACCGCAGCAAAAGTACCTGGCATTGCGGCAAGCAAGGGCGGTGCTGACATGGATAGAGCAGGTATCATCGTTGCGGACAACATCCGATACGACAACAGCAAGACAGGAGGAGCGTGGCGGTCAGTAGCTGCAATCATACTCGGCCTGGCCACGATCATGGCCATGACATCTGCACTGCCGATACTACTGGAAATGATGCGAGACAGCGGGACGGCAGCGGTAGCTCCGGCTGATCGAGAGATTGTGCTTTCTTACGAGTGGAGTAACGAGTCCAACACGATCGAATTCACAGAGGAAAAGCCAGAATGAAACGTTTCGCAATCATCGCATCGCTCGCTATCGTCGCGTGGTCGCTCGCCGTCCCTGCGTCTGCGTCCGGTTGCCGGAGGTGCGTCAGACCATTGGTCGTCACACCGGCACCGGCCAGGCGTAGCGAGGTGCTCATGGCTCCGGTCGTCACGCGGCAGGTCTGGGTCGTCAAGCGCCGCTGGTTCGGCCGTGGCTGGAAGCTGATTCCAAGGCAAGTACCGTTTGTTGTGGTGCCGCCAAAATGATCAAGCCGCCGCTCGGATACTACCTGCCGTGTAGATGGGTTTACAACCGTGATGGTGATACCGTTACGGTCAAGCTCCGTACCGGCCAAGAGGTAGCCGTGCGACTGACCGACATAAACGCGGCGGAAAAAAACACCGACAAAGGACTCGCGGCGAAACACTGGCTCGATGCATTGTTAGAGCAGAACATCGAGCCAGTTAGCGTGTACCTCACGCTGATCCGTGACCAAAATTACAACGAGGTAATTGACGTAACGGACGTGCTCAATTCGGCCACGTTTGACCGTTGGCCTGGCCGCGTGTTCGTCGGCGAGGAAGATCTCAACGACCTAATTGTGCGAGCTGGGCACGCGAAGGAAGTGTAGCCATGGCACTTCAGCCAATGGCAAGATTTGATGTTATCCCCTACCAGAGGATCACTTCGTCTTTTAAGGTAGGCGTAGTTGCCTTTACGAAGCCAGGCATTGAGAAGGTTGCGTTTTCGTTCAATGGTGGTGCGGTCATCAACGTCACCAATATGACACTCAATGACCGTGTAGGCGTGTGGGAATACTGGACGACTCTCAATCCAGCCAGCTATGCGAATGGCGAAGTAGTGACAATTGACGCCACGGTGACGGGGAATGACGGCGGAGCTAGGGCACTGCCACAAATCTCAGTCGTAGCAGACAACAGCGGGACGTATCGCGTCGTCAAAGCGTGGGTCGACACGGCTGGCGATGACAGTACAGGTATAGCCTCGGCAGCGGAAACAGGCACGAATCCATTCGCGACAATTGGCAGGGCCGCCGATGAAATACAAATTTACCGCAACGCTCAAGGGTGGGGAAATAACGCAGACGGTGGCGTTATCTATCTCAACGAAGGCGACCATACGTGGGCGTCTCCGACGACAAGGTATCGGATTGTACTACAAGATGAATGGTTGACAATTACGCGAGACATATCTGCTAGCAAGGCATTGACACGTATTACAGTTCTTGCATTTGGGCTAGGTGTAGATCGCGTAAAAGTGTCTGGGATTACAGCAGACAAATCGAATAATGGCATCAACGAATTATTTGGCGGGAACACGCTCGCAAACATTGCTTGGATTTGGTTCAACGACCTCGACGGTAGAGGGTACAGTCCAATAGCTGATCAAAGTATACTTGCAGGCGGCAAAATAGATAACGCTTACTACACGGAATGCACACTGACTGATTTGTGGCGACCAACCGCAAAGGGAAAGATTGCCCGTAACATTACGATACAAAACTGCGGGAGCGATGCGTTCCGAAATTGCCCATTGATTATCAACGGTGATGTTGATAACGCTTCCCCAGGTGGCACAGGAGAACACACGGATCTGGTTCAGTTCTTCAACAACGCTACTGATCCAACGCTAGATTACAACGTTATCGTTTTTAACGTTAAGGGCACAAACCTTGGATACCAGGGTGTGTTTTGGCGTGGTGACGATGTTGATCCTGGAGGTACAGATGGTGCGGCGTTTGTGAACGTATACGCAGAGGGGAAAAACACAACGCAAGAGTCAGGGTTTGTGTTTCGCCGTTCCATGGCTCAATTACTGCTTTGGAATTGCGTATCAACTGGTGGTAAAAATGCAGATGGAAGCAGTAACGATTTTGTTGTAGCAATCTATTCGGATTCAGGAGGGTTGGCAGGTCTGATTTCGCAATCAGAGGTAAACGTAATTGGTTGCTCGTTTAATATGGTCGCTCGGTTTTCTGGAGGGGTGAACTATACCGACTGGTGGGACAATCATTACAAGTTCGGAATCAACACGCGAAATAGTTGGGTGACGCCCGGTACAAATTTCACACTTGGTGATCCTATGCTCGACGCAACTGGGCATCCGCAAACTGGGTCTCCGTTACTTGAACGGATTGCGGTAATGTCAATCAACTCGGATTACGACGGGAACGACAGAACGCCACCTTCATCATTAGGGATTTATCGCGGTCCATCAGAAGGTGGAATTAACAGTGTCACACAACAGAATACTGGAGTAGTGTCCGCAGTAAGCCTAGATACTGTTGTTGCGGCTATCGTTGATGTCAATGTCGGCGTACTAGCAGCGGGAGTAATTACCGTCGTAGCGCTAGATGTAATAATTAAAGAAGATGTCGACATTAGGATTAACGTACCTATCCTATCGTTGGTATCTGTGACGGCATTCGATCCTGGTTCATTTTGGAGAGCTAGGTTAGCTATTGCATCTGTTGTTGGTTTACCCACCACGGTAACTACCGGCGTAAAGATATTCAGCGGAATTCCAAAATTTGGGGATTTCGGCCAATGGACACCCGCGATATCGACGCGATGGTCAATTCAAAGCGATGGAGGTAGCGATCGTTTACTAATCAACACAAGCGATTATGCGGCATTGTCGGGGCAGCGACTTGGCGAGATTGCGGTCGTAAATTCGAATATATACGGCAATTTTTCGGCGCACTTTACGGTTAAGACGCAGGAGTCACTTGGGGCAAATACATACGCCGATTTTGCATTCGTGTTCGGATACGTTGACAGTAACAATTACAAGTATTTTATCGTCAATGCCGATCAGGTATCGAACGAGCTATATGATGTTATCGTTGGCAGCAGGGGGGCGGCAATTGGCACGGCAGGCACAGCAGGCATCGTGGATGAAGCGTACCACGGTTTTGCGGCTACCCGAGAGGGCACGACGCTTACGATAACCCGTGACGGAGCGGCGTTTTTCTCGATTACGAATGCAGCCGTTGCGGGCAGAGGTCAGGTAGGTATCGGTGGATACAACGATTCATCGATCTGGGACGATATTAAATTCACATCAGTTACGCCTATTTCGCCTGCGATAATGCAGATGTCAGTATAGGAGACTACCATGGCTCAAGGTTCATTTACACTGTTCGAGGAATTTGCCAAGCAGCTTGGCGATAAAGAACACAACTTTGCCGCGGATACATTCAAAGTTGCACTGGTAGACGAAACAGTACCTGTGCCGGTGGCGTCATCTGTAACACCTACGTGGTCGGATTTCTCAGTCAACGAAGTCGGTGGAACAAATTACACAGCCGGTGGAATCACAATTCCCGTACCGACATATACGGAAGCAGGCGGGGTTGGAACCTTTCAAGATGATGGAACTGGTTTTATAGAATGGATACAAGATGCGGCCGGGCCGGCGAATATTTTTTATGCGATCTTGTACAATATTACTCATGCTTCAAATATGGCAATTGGTTTTATTGACATGACATCCGACGGCGGAAGCAGTGCTATTTCTCTTATCGCCGGCAATATCAGAATTACTTGGCATGCGTCTGGTATTTTTCAAGTAACGGTTAGTTAGGGGGGGCATATGGCTGACATTGCAGTTCTGAAAAGCGAACTTACAGCCGATCTTCTCACGAGAGGTTATTCGGGGATGACCGACGCGGCGGCGGCAACCGATCTCAATACCGTGTACCGGACACGTAACAGGTCAAGCATGACTGGTAGCGAGATACTTAACGCCATTGTCAAGGCCGAGTTTGTGGCGTTGGCTGTGGCCGATAAGCAGATGGTATGGGATGTTATCCACCTTGGAGACATCAACCCGTTTGGCATCGAGGCGGATCTTATGACCGATGCTTTCGGTGGCGGCTCAGCGACGCTTACGGCGTTGGCAGCGGCACGAAAAGACAGCATAAGCCGAGCTGATGAGTTGGGATTGGGACAAGTTGGCGCTCATCATATCGCAACGGCAAGAATCTAAGGAAATTTCCAATGGCAAATGAAGTGTACCAGGTACTTGGGACTCCTGTATCGTTCGCTAGTGCTGGAGGTGTTGTGTTCAGCGCGGCAAGCGTTGCGTTTCAAGCTGGTAGGAAGTCAGCTCAATGGGATCGCGGCGCATCGCCTCAGCCAGATGAGTATTCGTGGCGTGCGAAATTGAAGCTGCAATCAACTCCAGTGCTTGGCGAAGCCATTGACTTCTACATGGCGACATCCGATGGGACGATCATCGACGGCACAACGACAGCCGGAGACGCGGCGTTTACTGACGAGGATGCGCTGAAGAACATGCTCTACATCGGCTCGCTAATTGTTGACACGATTGTTACCGACTCGATCCAGGGCAGCGGTACGTTCCGCATGTACGAGCGGTACGGCGTGCTCGTGATGTGGAATAACACGGTAGCAGAAACGCTTTCTGCAACCGCCGGTGACCACGACTTCATCGTCACGCCAATCTACATGCAGGGCCAGTAATGCCGTTCATCATTGTCCCACGACTCGCCACGCCGTCTTACGAGACCGGCTTCGCCCCCCGTGATGGCGCACCTGCGTATCCGGGTCTGCGGAAAGGGCTTGTTGGTGCTTGGGCTCCGGCGTTGGGTATGACTGGCGGTAAGCTGAGGGATATTAGTGGACGGGGAAATGATGGCACGCTTACCAATATGGACCCAGCGACTGACTGGAGCAGGAACGAGGGACGGCTCGGTCTGGACTTCACGTCGGCCACGCCTAATGAGTTTGTGAAAATCACAGGTTCTCCTGTTAGTGGATCGCAAAATCGCACACTGATTGCACTCTTTAATTGCCGCAGTAACGTTGGTGCCAATGGAAATGGTGTAGCGTCAATGGATGACGGCGGATATGTCACGGTGGGCGCGCGGTGGTCGTGTAAAATCACTGATGGTTCGCTGCGAATCGAGGTGAACGGTGGGGGGTATGATACATCGCTGTCGCCATCCCTGAACGAATGGCATCTCGCTGCTTACGTGCTTGAGGGCACTACGTTGGGCGATCACTGGTTCTACCTTGATGGATTGACGGAGTCAGCAACGGGGTCGCTGACAATAAACACCGGATTGAATGATTTGTATTTGGGAGCTTGGTCTGCCTTGGGCATCAATGGGAAGTCTCTGGAAGGCCATCTTGCGCTATGTCTGTTATACGACCGAGCATTGTCAGTTGAAATGATTCGCCGCATAGATGCCGACCCACTAGCCCCCCTCCGCCTGCGAGATCGAGTTGCGTTTGCTCCGGCTGCGGCGGGTACATTCCAATCTGCCTGGGCCAACAGAGCCACAACAATAATCGGAGCGGCGTCGTGAGAAAGAACATAGCGTCACAGCACGTAGCATTCCAAATGATCAGTACGACCGACGGCTCGGACGTAACGACCGGCACACCTGCCGTTTACTACACGATCGACGGCGGCACGCAAGCGACTGGCACGGGTGCAAAGGTGCACGAAGGCAATGGCCAATGGTCGTACGTGCTTGGCGCTGCTGGCGAGTCCAACGGAACACACGTTGCGTTTACGATGGTGTTGACGGGTGCGATAAGCCAGACAGTCAACGTCTATCCTGTCTCATACGATCCGACAAACGCAACGACGCTCGGATTGACTAATCTTGACGCGGCCATTACATCACGCCTGGCGCCGACGACTGCCGGTAGGACTCTTGGCATTGACACATCCAATCGCGCTTTTGCAGATGTTGAACGGTGGGGTAATTCAAACATTGCCACGCCAGCAATCGCAGGTGTACCGGACATCAATGTCATTCGTGTTGGTGGTACAACGACAAATGTTTCGGCGATGGCTACAAACGCGAACGCTATCCTCAATTCCCTTCAGGCAGCGACAGGGACGGCGGACAGTGGCACAACACTGACAATGGTTGACGAGGCTCGTGACGAAGCCGATACAGATTATTGGGTTGGTTCTCTGATCTACTTCACGAGTGGAAATATTGCTGGCCAAACTCGCCTCATAACCGCATTTACTGCTGGAAGCCCAGCTACAATCACGTTTACTCCGGCCACTACGCTGCCCGTTGTGACCAACACATATGAGATCCGTCCCGCCGCTGCTGGCGTGACTGCTGGTGATATTTCTTCTGGGGTATGGGATCTTACTACGGTTGGGCATATAACAGCGGGAACATTTGGTGCCCAGCTTAAAACAGTTCTCGATTCGCGAATGGCCGAAGCGAGCATTAACACAACGGCTGGTACTGTTGATACCGTTGCGACAAACACCGACATGCGTGGCACGGACAGTGCAGGTGTTCTCACGCAGGTCAACGCAGCAATTGACACGGCGATTCCAGAGTTATCCGTCGGCGCACCGGTAACAACCCCGACGATACGCACCGGGATCATGCTCGGCTACATGAAACTCGTAAACCAATTCGTCGTCCAGACCAGCACGGGATCGGAAGCAATCGAGATTTACAACGCTGCCGGAACCAAGATCGCATCTAAGTTAATCAACGATGACGGAGCGGATTTCACTGAAGCGAAGGCTGTGTGATGGCTATCGACACCCAGTCAAAACGCATGTCGATTGTTGGTAACGGACCGCTTCCTACGGGAGTGATTGATGTTGCCGAGAGGATGTCAGAGGCCGGAATTTACAACGGGAATGTTATTGGAGCGTTAGCGGTGGCAAGATTTTGGCTAGGTACAACGTCAGCAGATCCCACCGTAGCAGCCAATTGGTCGGCAACGAGTGGTGGTGCTGGAGGTGCGTCAGTACCCGGTTCAGCCGATGATGTGACTTTTGATGGTGGCGGCAACAACGCATGCACGATCGGTGCTGCTACGTCATGGGGTAGCATCTCAATGGTCGTCGGTTACACGGCGACGTTTTCGTGGTCGAGCTACACAATCACACTGACCGACGGCGGCAATGCAACGTTCGCTGGTGGTGGTGAGGTTGACAATGGTAGCGGTACGCTGTCATTGACCAACGGCGACTTCGACAACTCGGCTCAGACGACGTGGACTCGCGGGACGAGTACGTTGACGATGGGCGGGGTTGGGACGCTGACGAATTCATCATCATCTCCTTTGTGGAGCATTACGGCAAGGGCATCATCCGTAATAACACTAAATGGAACACTACTTTATACCCTCGGACAAGTGCAAGTAGATGGAACACTATCCATTAGTGCAGGTCTTGATGCGAGATTTTCGCAAGGGGCAAGCGGAGAACTAATTGTCAGTTCAACGGGCATCGTTACTGGCCCAGGGACTGTTACTATTTACTACCCTGGCGCTAACATGGGGATCACGTCTCTCTCGCCTAGCGCAGTAATTGATGTCAGTTTACTTATCGTGCTTAATCCGAATGTAGCGGCCATCATCGCTAGCGGGACATACGATGCTGCTACGACTGTTTTCAAGGCGGTATCTACAAAAACTCTAACCCTTTCCACCGGCGACTACACCTTCACTGGCGGCCTTGAATTCAGAAACACCGGCACTGGCACGTTAACAATCGCGAACAACACGAACAACCCAAACATCACAGTGCAAGGTGACGTCATCTGGACGAACACCGGCGGCGGGACGATCACGTACACGAAGGGTAACGGCACGTTCACGGCGTCTGGTGCAGCGAATCAATCATTGGACTGGGCCGGGTCAACAGTCGAAGAGCTGACGATCGACAAGTCGGCCGGCACGCTCACGTTCACGGCCGCCGCAACGTTCGATGCAATCACGCACGCCGATGGCGACGTGGACTACAACGGACAGACCATCGCAGCTACCGGTGATTGGAACGCATCCTCGCCAGCAACGATGGCTGACCTTGGACTCTCTGCGCTGTCGGCTGGCGGCGATCTCACCTGGTCAGGTACCGCTGGTAGTGAGCTTGTGATCAGAGATCCTGCGGCCATCTGGACGCTTGCCGTGACAGGTAATGGACGCTTCAATGCATGCGACGTCGAGCGATGTAACGCGGCTGGATCGGCATCGGCTATTATCGCGGCTAACTCGATAGACAGTTTGAACAACACAAACGTTACGTTTGTCGATGTTGCAGCGGCAAGTGGTGGGATCAACATGGGAATGTCAATCTCAATTTAATTGGGTGGATGAACTGGTGGCGATACAGCATAAAAAGAACACTGCATACTACTTGGCATTTCCAATGGTAGATAAGGTGACTACTGCCGCATTTAAGAGTGGCGAGACAATCAATGACACCGCGTACTACAAGGACGCCGCTGGTGCATGGACCGTGCTGGCGATAACTGACACAGTGTCGGAGATATCCACTACTGGAATGTACGAGATCGACCTTACTGCTGCTGAGATGAATCACGATCAGATCATCATAAAGATGACAGGTGCGAACAGTGTAGATGCAGCGTTTGTGTTTGACACCAGGACGGAACTTGCTGAAGACCTTGGCAACGGAACTGGCAAGGTATCACTCCTGACAGCAACGCAAGCATCAGTGGACGCTATCGAAGCGGATACCAACGAGCTGCAAACAGACGACGTGCCAGCCCTGATAGCGGCACTGAATAACATATCGTCTTCCAGTGTCCTCACGCAGGTGAACGCAGCACTAGACACTGCGATTGCCGAGTTGGCAGTTGGGTCGCCAACAACAACACCGTCAATACGCACCGGGATCATGCTAATGTACATGAGACTGCGTGAGAAACTAGTAGTTCAAACGAGCGCAACTGATGCCGTGGAAATCTACAACTCCACCGGAACCAAGATCGCCTCGAAATTGATCTCCGATGACGGGAGTGATTACACAGAGGAGCGAATGACATGACCAGCGAGAAGGGGCATTAAACATGGGTGCGTTTTACACGGTCGCAGTAGATCGCGGTGCAACATTTTCGTTTATGGTGCCGATGGTAAATTCAAGCGGAGACTTGGTTTCTACGCCAACCAACTTAGTCGTAGCTACCGAGTACGTGGACTTTGCTGCCAATGGCACATGGCCGCACAAGGTGACGTTAGAGGCGGACGCCTCGGCAAAGCTCGTGCTCCTTGGAAAGGGAAGGTGGAGATTTACTGGCACTGTAACGGACTCTGATCCAGATCGCGTGTGGCTTAATATAACTGGGAGCAATATAGAAAGCGTCTCGATCGAAATCGGCTGCGGGAATCCTGAAACATTTACTCAGCTCATGCAAGACATTGCGCGCGCGCCTGCTGGCGCTCATGTACACTCGAAGCCAGGTGCGACATACACTCAGGGTTCAGGCGATATGATTGAGATCAATCGCCCATTGCACTGGCATGGCAACAACTGCAAGCTTGTACACAACCGTAACGAAAGAGAATCAACCAATACAATTCAGACTTTGGTCTATATTGGGTCATTACGAACCCTAGAGAAGTCATGGTTGCCACCAAAACAGCTTTTTATCACTGATGGTGTAACGTCGGGTATTGGAGTCACGACGCTTACAAGTGCCACAGGTGGCTTTATAGCTGGCATGGTTAACCAGAAAATCCGCCTACATACAGGAACGAATCTTACGCGAGGTGTATACGAGATAACTGCGCACACTGACACAAATACGGTAACACTTGATGCTGCACCCGATGACGGAGTTGGAGGGTTGACTGGTGCTTCTGGTTATACACTGTCAACACAGAAGTGGGATATTGCACTTCCGCAATCAATAGTTCCCGTGGCGGGCTTTACCAAAGCAAACGATGGTGATGACGTAATCATCGATATTGGCAGGTCTCCAGAAGATGATAACGAAAATCATTGGAGCGGCATTATTCGGTTGTTGTCCGTGAACCAAAAGCAGTTGTGGTATGGCGGTGTTGCGATGGTAAGTGAAGTGCCAACGTTCAACACTAGCGGTACATTCAAGTTATCAAATGGCACATGGACAACTGCCGCAATTAACTACAATGCCACATCAGCAAATGTACAGTCAGCTCTCATAGCTGCCGGCGGAACAAATTACACTGTAGATCCATTCCGAGGAAACCTTGATACCGCACAGTATCGACTTCTTATAGACACTGGGTCTCAAACAAAAATATCAGACTTGACAATCGTTGACAATTTACTTGTAGGTGCTCCGAGTGCAGAAACGGTAGCTAACTGGTACGATCCCCTGACGATAGATCAGCCAATCCCTCATGACATTACAGAAGACGGTATAAGGGCCAGCTTATTATCCTCAATTGATTCATTAGCTGAAAACATCATCATTGACAACATCAAGACAGAAGATGTGTATTCGGGCGAACCGCTTTGGAAGGTGTTTGATATTCGTCGTGCCAGAAACGTTGTGATCAATAACCTTGTTTCTGACAATTCCGTTACGTCAGTCGTTTCATGTGCAAGATGCCACAACGTGATGGTAAACAATATTGATGCCAGTGGCATTCAAACAGCAACACAAAACGGCACGGACCTTGCGACCCAAAGCGGGCAGCTTATAGATTCGTGGGACGTCAGAAACTTGTCTATCGAAAACGCACGGCTTGCTTCTGATTCCGTTGGAGTTACAGGCCAAGGAATCCATTGCGAACAAGTGAATAGAGTTCACTCGTATCGTAACATTGGCTATCACTCCACTCGTGCTGCAACATCAAAGCGTATGGTATTCCAGATTGGAGCAGCGATTGGTGCGCAGTGCCAAGCGATCACGTTTGATAACTTTATCGTCAATGCCGTATCGGGTCAAACGATTGACATTGGTGATAAGGCGGCCGAGAGGGATTCTTTTGTTACGTACACTCACGGTGTCTTGAATACTGATGACGCAATAATTCGCAATCAAACATACGAGCGGTTGTGGTTCTACGACTCAACGAAGGACGGGGTGCTAACAGGTACTGGTGACGAGTCACTTCCTTACAACGTCCACTACATGCACGACTCAATGCTGGAATATGAAATCAATCGCAAGGTCATGCTAGATGCAAATTTGGATGACGAATGGCTTCTCATTGGTAGCTGCATTGCAATCAAGACGATGAGTATTTACTGTTCAAACTGGGCGGGCGTAGGTGGTCAGCTATTGTTGCGAACTGTTGGTGGTGCGTTTCGTAATCTACTTGGAACGCCAATTTCCGTACCAAGTAGTGGTGCATCGTGGGCTGTGCTTGGCGGATACGACATGGATATTTACACTAAAGAAAGTTCCACTAAGCCGATGAGCCACACAGACACCGCAAATGACAGAATGAAAAAGTTGCGTTATGACACAAACGGAACAATGACGACGTCAGATTTCTTCATTATCCGTGCTACCCTTATCGGCTACAGAGAAGAAATGGCGTATGAGGTAGACGGGAACGAAGTGTGACATGGGAAACTTACTCAACGATTTACTCGGAGAAACACAAGGCTTAATCGACACGCGATCCAAGCGGATGTCAATTGCAGGAAATGGCCCATTGTCGACTGGAACGATCAAGTCGTCGTCGAGACTTTCTTCAGCTTGGTGGTACAATGGTAACTCAGTTGACGTTACGTACGCAGAGATGGACGATTACCAACCAGTTCAAAGTATGGACGATTACCAACCAGTTCAAGGTATGGACGAATTTCTGCTATAGGTGATGTAATGGGTGTAATAATTCATCAAGCAACTGTAATCCCAGGTGGCGGCATATCGCTGATGGCAAGGATCAGGAAGTGGGATACTTCATACATCAGGATAGCTGACATCTCGCAGATAGACTATGACGTATACGACATGGCTGATGGGACCCTTGGGATTAACGGAACTCTCGCAGCAGCAGACGTCGTGTTCGATACGCTGCAGATCGACCCTGCGTGGGATGCGGACGCGATTGGCTATAACTTCAAATGGGATGCTCCGGAAACGATAACGCCATCATCAAACAAGGTGTACCAGGCGCAGGTGATAATTACCCTCAGTTCGGGTGCGGACATTGCCATACCTCCATGGGAGCTCACTACGACAAACATCATTGGAAAGTAGTTTGACACTGCAGTCTTAATGTAGATAGCGGGGCATTGATGGATGACAAGAAAAAAGATACGCATGAATTGCAGGTCTGCAAATATCCTGAATGCCAGGGAATCAATCTGTGGGTTGCCGAACACGACGCCAGGACAAACGCCTGGTGGACACAACAGCACAGGGATAACGAAGCAATGTTCAAAAAACTAAGATGCATTGACACGCGAGTCACCACGATCGAGAAGAAGATCATGCTAGTGTGCGGTGTCTTTGCCGGTCTCGGTGCGCTACTTGGTAACGCACTTCCATTTCTTTTCGAACACTGGAAGGGACCGTAGCATGGCACCTGGTGACAAACGAACTGAGAAGGAAGCCGCGGCGCATTGACTGGGACTTACTCTAATACACGAGGCCAAGCATGGCACGTTCAATAGCAAATATGATCACTCCAGCTGATGGGGCGATATCGATAACCCCAAGCGACACAGTTGATCTAGCGTCAATTTCACGCGCTATATACGTTGGCACACCAGGAGCCCTCAAGGTCGACATGGCAGACGACACAACAGTAACTTTTGTCGGCATGCTAGGTGGAACAGTGTACCCAATCAGAGCGAAGCGAGTTTATTCAACAGGCACAGTTGCATCTAACTTAATAGCACTTCTGTAAGATTTCACAGGGTACATCATTGGAAGACTACACCAACAGCAGGGATGTCAGCTTAATCCTCGGATACCTTGTGTATACGATGGGAGGACACATCTCGCTGAGAGAGAAAGACCTCAACAACTTCTCGGTTCTTGCTAGAGGAAAAAGCCTTCAGCTTTACGTAGATAGTGATGCCGAGAGGAAGACCGTAGTTGTAATTCCCGCACAAAGAGGCCCAGAAGGATAGGATTCGCATGGCTTGGTCAGCAGCTGAAGAGGAAGTCATCAGGTGGCAGCTCAATATCCCAGGGACTCAAACAGCACCATTAACCTCGCCTGCTGACGGTAGCGTTGCGAAGGCTGCTGAAACTGCAGAAGATGCGGTCAAATACACCACTGTGGCTACTGGTTCTTCTGCTACGTCGATCGAGACGAACCTTGGATCACCTGCACTAAACTACTATAGGTACGGGGTGCTGGTGTTTCTCGACTCTGCCAATAAGCCACAGGCAAGGCCAATCACAGCGTCAACAATAACTGGCACGTTGACAATATTCCCTGGAGTTTCACCAACACCTTCATCCGGTGACAGGATAGTTATTGTTGGATATGCAGGATGACCCACGCAACCCACACAGTCAGGAATTACAATGAGCAGTGACCTAGCAAGCAACTTACACGCAGCATTGAAGGGTGGAGGCGACCTTGGAGATGACGCCATCATCCAGGAGGATGCACTGCTGGACGAGGCAGTCGACACACAGGAAGAAGATTCTGGCGGACAAAAGGATTCTACTGTCGAAGGCGAGGACAGCTCAGGTAAGCCACCACCTTACGTCAGTGTGCCAGATGAAGTGGCGGCGAAAGAGACCGAGGAGAAGGAGGATGGTGAGTCAGAGGCCGAAACTTCCATCATAGAGTACGTCAAGGAGGCGATGGGTGAGGACCTCGGGGAGAAGTACGCAACTGACGACGACATGCTGCGAGGCCTCCTGAATGCCAGGAAGCTCGTAGGGAAGCGAGAAGAGGACGCTCAGAAGTGGAGAGCTCTAGCCGCGGCTCCCGAAGAGACGCTCAAGTCATGGGGATACTCGCGCGAGCAGGCGCAGGATATCCAGCAGGCAGCCGGACAGGCAGCGCAGCAGGCGGCAGCGCCACCGGAGCAGGCCGCACCCGCGGAAAGTCCAGAGTTCGAGGATGCATGGATGCAGATGGTCGAGAGGGACGAGAATGGACAGATCGTCGGAACGAAGCCTGGGGTTGATCCGACTGTAGCAAGCAAGCTGAGGACTGCCGAGAAGTTTGCCACGGAGCGGTACAGGGACATGATCTTTCATCCAGAGAAGATCATCTCTCCCATGCTCGACAGGGAGCGTGAGCGTATTAGGTCCGAAGTTACCGCCTCCATCCAGTCTGAGATGCAACAGAGTCAAGTTGCTGAGCAGGCGTGGGGATACCTTACGAGCGAAGACAACAAAGGGTGGATCTTCAATAATGGGGATATAAACTCTGGCCTATCAGAAGAAGGAGTCCGGTTCAAGGACTACGTTGAGGAGGCCACAGCTGTCGGACATAACCCAAATGACATCAATGGGTTAGTGAAGTACGCAACAGACAAGATGGCTCTTGACTGGCACCGCAGCAAGATGGGGAAATCCCCAGCCGCACCTGGCGCACTGGCCGCACCTCCGAATGTAGCTCAAGCAAAAGAAGCTGACATAGATACCGAGCTTCGAGAGAACGAAACGCTAGAGGACGCGCTGTTCAGGATGACTGGTGTTGACCCAACCAGAAGAAGGTGACACACTTATGTAATGCCTTCTTGTATTTGTGTGGGGATACGAGAGGGCAGGGTTGGCAGGTCAGGACACCCTGTCACAGGCCCAGGCCAGCCCGCCCATTAGGACCACACGCTAGTATTAGCACATTACGGGACACCCTGAAGGCCAGGCCCCAAAGAGAAAAACGGCGGGACACCCATAACAGGCCCTGCACAAATCAATGTTCCCACGCTGGTTTTGTGAGTCCGTGACGTCGCACGACAGATAGATGCCGTCCGTCACCTGACATGGGGAGGTCTGTTATGGCCGCTACTTATTTCGGTACAAGCACCGACAACTTTTCACGAACAGTCAATTCGACTACCGCTCGCTTCTTCCGAGATGAAGAAAAGAACATCCTACAGAAGCGCCGACTCACGGCTGCTCTCCAGGCGAAGGGAAAAGTCAGGAAGAATCAGTACGGTGACGAGCTGAAATGGCCCGTCCGGTACAAGAGGACCAAACTCGTCGTGATTGGCGATGTGGTCAATCTCAACTTCCCTCGTCAGAACAAGAACAAAACAGCAATCCTGCCGTGGGCTGGCTATGCGGTCACTGACAGCATCTCCGAAAAAGAGAAGGTGCTGAACAAAGGTGAAGCCGCGATCATCCGTCAGGTCTCCGAGATCATGTCCCGCCTGAAGGAAGACATGGAGGATCAGTTCGGCCTTGAGCTGTACAAGGACAGTGCAGCCAATCCAGGACGAGTTGCCGGCTGTGAGACTGTCTTCGTCGGAGCTACGGGAACCGACAACAACAAGACGTACCTTCCCGTGGCTACCTATGCTGGACACAGCACGGCCAGGGGGCTTCTTGGAACATGGAGTGGAAGCTGGCCTGACGGCTCAGGTGACGCTCAGTACGACTGGTGGAGCCCAATTGTCCTCGACACAGGCGGGTCTGCCTGGACGACATCCGCATGGTCTACCGCGGCACTGGAGCAGCTACGGTACGGAATCTTCGCCATGGAACGGACAACTAACCCACTCGATATGGTTCTGCTGACGAGAGGTGCGTACACCGATTTCGCCACGCTCCTTGACTCGAAGGAACAGATCCACACCCTGCGCAGCCCAGATAATAGCCTGCTCGTCAAGCTCGGCTTCGGAAGTATCTCGAACTTCGAAGGCGTCGACATCACATGGGAAGAAGGCGTCAACACTGGTGACTCGACTGCCCTCGGGTATGGGTACACGTTCGACAAGATGCAGATCTGCACTCCGAATAAGCAGCTATTCGAGCCGGCCCCGATCGACTTCAAGATCGAGAGCTTGTCCGATCGCTACCTGGTTCGGTTCTGGGGCCAAGTACGGTCGAATCCACGAAACTCCATGAAGATTGCAGTGTAAGCTGAACCTGAATGGCTGCAAACCAAAAACAATCATCATGAGGGTAATACCATGAATTCAAGCCTTCCATTTCCGCGAGGGGCAACCTACTTCGACGGGAGCGTCCCCACTGGGTCAACGTATGCTAGCGTGGCAGATATCGTTGGCCAGCATTTTACTGTCAAGGCTGATGGCCAGGGAGACCTGGGATCTAGCACTGGATACTCGGCAAGAACCGCAGGTGATCTTGAGCTTGTTGTGTGCCGGAATGGAGACGCCACGACACTTATCGCCCCAGCAGGCGTGTCGTTCGACGGCGCTAACCCTTACGAGGCTACCGACTACACCGGGGTAACCGACTACGGGCTACTCATTGATGACGCACATCTGACGGCAATCGCCGTTGGCGACCTGTTCTATTGTGTGGTCCGTGGCCCCTGCCATGCTAACCACACGGCAGGAGGTGCACCGCTTACGGGAGGGTTGACAGTGCAGTTTGGCGCTGTCGCCGGTGAGGTAACAACTGGCGTTACCACCCCAGCCTTACACAACATTGGCAGAGTGCTGGGCGAACAAACCGTTGTTGCCGGCGAAGCGGTGCTGGTAATGTGTGGCGACCAAGCTGGAACTGGAAACCAGGCGCTGACTGTGTAACCTAACTTACCCGACCTGGAACGGAAGAAAAGCGGCGCGTCTCCTTCTCGCGGCGCGCCTCTTTTCAACTTTTGTGTCATTAACATAAATGGTGGCGTACCATGAACTCTGAGCTTCCATTCGAACGTGGGTCTACGTATTTCTCTGGTGTCTCTCTCAGTGACGCAAGCAACCCGTACAGTTCCGTAAAGCATCTGCTTGGACGAACGTTCTCTGTTCAGAACGATGGGCAGGCAGGGATTGGACACGATCCAACGGAAACTGAGCTTATGGTAGTCCGTAACGGACTAGGAGCTTCCGCAGGCCCAAACTCCGACGGCACTCTTGACGGCAGTATTGGAGTGGAGTATGGAGCCAATGGACATGAAGCCACGGCACTCGCCTCCGCCGCAGGATACGGTCATGTTGTAGATGACGCCTATGTGGCTGGAAGTATCCCCAGGTTCGATCTTTTCTACGTCGTGGTTAGGGGCCCGGTCTATTTATCATCAACCGACGCGACTCTTGCGAATGGGGAAAAGGCCGGGTTCGGTGCAAGTGGTGCTCTTGCAACCGGCGCTAGTGTGACAGCACATGTTATCGGTGTGGTTCACGGGGACCAGGACGCCACTGCGCAATCAAATCTTGCCGTAGTGAACGTAGGTCATCCGGCCGGCATAGGGCCATTGGCATAAAGAGGTATTGAAAAATGACTACGGACCTGCCATTCGAACGTGGCTCTACGTATTTCGAAAGCAACCCGTTCGCACTTGCTGAGTCGACCATTGCTTCTGTAGCTCACCTGCTTGGGAGAACCTTCACTGTAGAGAGCAACCACGAGGGTGGGACCGATACTGAGATAATGATAGTTCATAACGGAACCGGGCTTGTAATCCCAAAGTCGATCGGATTGTCTTTTGACAATAACCCATACGATGCAACTGCAGGCGCTGGCGTTAATGCGTATGGTTTCGTGTCTGACGACGAAATGAATATCGACGTTCCGGTAAATGACCTGCTCTATGTCGTTACGAAGGGACTTTGCTACACGTTAGTTCAATTCGCTGGAACGTTTTCCAACGGCGACCCAATTAAATTCACCTCCGCCGGACAGGTTGGCCCAGCTGCAGGAACTGGTCATGTCATCGGCGTTGCGCATGGGACTCAAACTGTCTCTACATCTGGACCTTTGCTCGCAAACCTAGGACACCCAGCAGCCATCGGGCCGACCTAATAGACGACTTCATGGAAAACAAGGAAGCTGACCTGCTGATAGGTCAACTCATAAAGGCAAAGGACAATGCCCCCGACACCATCGGCCTGTGGGCCAAGGTGGTGGACACGTTCGGGGGTCAGGACAACTTTGCCGTTGCCGCCAAGAGGATCTTTGACGCCTGCGAGGTAGGATCTGCACAGCAGGTGCGCATGATGTCGATGTTCTTTGACCTCTGCAAAACGGCAGCTGACAAGGCAGAGAAGAGTGACCCAGTAGATGAAATGACGCCAGAGCAACTGAGAGCCGCGCTCAATCACTTCATGCAAGAGGCTGTAACTGATGGCGCACGCCAACCCGACGATTAACGAGATAGCACGAGAGATCAAGGCTGGCGTGCCGAAGTCAGCAGACCCTGACGCGCCTGTCGGCAAGGTGTACGAAGTCGCTCTCTCGATGCTTCGTTCGTACGCGGAGAGGATGACCGATGCTCTCGCAATGTACCGTCCAATCTCGCAGGCAGCCGCCGACTTTCACGCATCCCGCGCGTACTGCAGACTGGTTTCGGCGGGTAACCAATGCCTGTCTGCCGACCAAGAGATCTATGATCCAGTTGCCGGGGTGAAGCGAAAGGTCTCTGAGATAGATGGCGACTTCCATGTGCTATCGCTATCTGCCGATGGAGAGTGCCGTATATCTGCTGCCGAGAAGCCTTTTCTGAAAACGCACGGCGACTTGTACCGTATTGCGTTCGAGGACGGACGTGAGATCGAATGCACACTCGGACATAGGATGGTGTGCTCTGATGGGATCGCGAGGGAAGTTGGGGATATCATCCGGGACGAGATCGAAGTTTACTTTGACGAAATTACCTCGAAGTTGGAATGCCGTACTTCTTCATTAGGTAGTACACCGTCTGAAATGGGATGTCCTTCATGTCGGCTATCTCCTGAACACGATATTTCCCGACAAGGTCAGCAAGGTCCTCACGCATTATCGCAGGAGGACTCCTGTACGCAGATGACAGTGGAACCCTCAACCTCTTTGCTGTCGCTCGAACTGTCGCCGGACTTACGCTGTACTTTTTCGCCATGTCGATCTGTCTCATCGTCATGTAACTCTCGCGGAACTCATCGACGTCCTGAGGAAGTTTCTTCAGGCTGTCGACCCCGACCTGCATGTTCGCCTTGCCCTCCTCCGTCCATTTCGGAATGCGGCCTTTCAGCTCACTGGCGAGGTGCTTCCCGTTTGTCTCAAATAGCTCTAGATTTGACAGAGAATTATTTGAGCGATCGCCGTCTATGTGATGAACAACCTCGCCTGGAGAAAGGTATCTTCCGATCTCTTTCTCCATCACCAACCTATGCTCTCGCACATATCTACCGTCCTTGGCATGAGGATGATGCGGCGAGTATCGGAGTATATACCCGCTCTTATCAATCGTCGTACCGCCCCTCCAGCCAGGATGGTCTGGACCACTCAGTGGGCCCGTACGACGAATCTCAACCCCACTCTCAATCAGCATCCTGCGAACCGTCCTGTCTGACGATCGGAAGCGAGCAGAAATCTTGCCAATTGATACCTTCTCCTCGACGTACAAGCGAACAAGTTCTTCGTGATTCACAGGGACACCCTCTTGGCTACAGGCTAAGGTCATCTGCTTGTAATAGAGTAGCGTATTGCAAGCACCTCGGCAAGGGTGACGTCTGGGATCTGCACGTTCCGGGAGATCAGACGTACCTCATTGGCGGCAGTGTGCATCTGAACAGTGGCAAAACCACGGTCGCGTGCATTGAGCTAGCGCGAATCGCGAGGGGTATGGACCCCTACAAGAAGAGGGAATCCAGCAACCTGAGAATCCTCGTCTGTGGCCTGGACGAGATGCACATAGCCTCCGTTATCTGGAAGAAGCTGTGGCTTCCAGGAGCCTTCTCTATCGTCAAGGATGAGGTCACCGGGATGTGGAGGTCCGTCCGTTCTGACCCAAAAGATCCAACCGAGATCGACCCAATCGACAAGGAGCGAGAGAAGGACTGGATGCCGGCACCGCCGCTGCTGCCTCCGTCATGTCTGAAGGCGATCGCTTGGAACAGAAAGAACATGTCCATCCCGAAGACAGCGACGCTGACTAATGGGACAGAGATCATGTTCTACTCGTCAAAGGGATCTCCGCGTCAGGGTATTGACGTTGACGCATTCTTCGTCGACGAGGAGACCGTCAACAAGAACTGGATCACCGAGTCTCAGGCCAGGCTACTGAGGCGAGCCGGGATCATGGTGGCCAGCTTCACTCCTCAAGCCAGCACGCCGGAATACTTCGACCTTCACAGGAAAGCCGTGAACAAGACCGGCGGCATCGAAGAGTTTCAGCTTACGCTCGAAGCCAATCCCTACATCTCAAAGAAGGCAAAGAAGCAACTCTACGACGCACTGAAGCATGACCCGGATGAGCTGGCCGTCAGGTACTACGGGAAGTATGCCATCAAGGGGAGGCAGTGCTACCCTGAGTTCACCAAGGAGATGCACTGCGTCGAAGACTTCGAGATACCCTCGGACTGGATGAAGATCGTTGCCATCGACCCAGGGGCCCGATTCCAGACGTGCACCTACATGGCGATCGACCCTGAGTGCGAGAGCGTCCATGTCTACGATGAAACGCACATGGAGGGTGGAAATGCCAGGATGCTTGCAGAGGAGATCAAGAACAAGCTAGGGGACACGAAAGCCGAGGTGTTCATCATCGACTATCGTGGCGGAATCCAGCGCCCAATGGGGTACTCCAACACGGTTGCCGACCACTACCAGAACGAGTTCGAGAATATCGGCCTTGAAAGCAGACTGAGCGGGACTGGATTTACGTACGGATCTGACAACGTCAGCGGAAGAGAACAGTCACTGAAGAGGTGGATGCGGCCTGGAGAAGACTCTCCTCCAATAATCAAGCTTCACCGAGACTGCACCATGAAGACTCAGGACCAGCTGATAAACCGCTACTACTCGAAGACTGATCCGTCAAAAAGAGAAGAGAGGGTGACGCATGACCTGGTGGATGTACTGGAATACGCCTGCGCGTATTTTGATGTCTGCATAGGAAAGAACCCGGCTGGTCTATATTATGAAGCGCCTGATAGAGTTGACCCAAGACAGTCGAAGACGTTCAAGGCATACAAGGAACTGGACAAGTTTTACAAAGACGTAGAGCGGAGGACAATGACTGGGGGAATTTTACTCGGATGACACGTATCCCACACAAGCGGAGAAGTAAACCATGACTGATCACATTGCCAATATAGCCGACACGATCCTAGTGTGTGCTGATCCCACCGGTACGAGAGAGTGGTTTCCGGCCATTGTTGAGTCAGCAAGCGACAACGGACAGCTCACTGCCACATGCTTCATGGCTGGCAACACAGTGTTTGTCGAGGGTGCAAGACATATCGACAACGCCTGGTGGCTCGATTCAACATCAAAGAAGATCGCCATCGAAGAAGGGATCTACGTTTGGAAAGAGTCGGACTACGATCGTCCTCCTGAGAAGATTCAACGGAAGCCTAAGATTCTCAAAGAGCAATTGCTCGCACAGCAGGTCTGAGCGTGGAAACACTAGAAGAACTTTCCGGTCTGTGGCTACGGAAGCTGGCAATAGCTAAGCGCCGCAAGCAGGATGAATTCGGACAGTACGCAAATGAAGCTATGCAGTTCTACACGGGACCGTATGACTTCCTCTACAAGAAAGCGTACGCAAACACCTCGCTGTCGTTTGTGGTTGAGGGTGTGCGGTCCCCTGCTTTCAGAATGTCGGTCAACAAAGTCGCTGAACTTGTCGAGCTATTCCTCCCCACTCTCTACCATCAGAACCCCGCCTTCACGGTCGAGCCGAGCAGGATGGAGCTTGACCAGCAAACCATGATGGGTCTCATTCCTCCCGAGGAAATACAGAGACTCATGATGTCGCAACAGCAGGGCGCACAGGTCCAAGATCCCACCAACAGGTTCCGCAAGAGTCCAATGGAGATGGCGAGGCTACAGGCAGGGTCTGACCTGACTGAGTACTACCTGAACTCGGCAAGCACTGAGAATGGACTAAGGGAAAACATCCGGCAGTCCATCACTGAGGCGCTAATAAAGGGTCGAGGCTTGCAATGGATCGAATTGATCCAGGGTGCAGGCGGCAAGAATGTCGTCGCTAGCCTGTACGACTCAGTGGACCATCTGTTCATTGATCCTGACGCCGAGGACCTGAAGCATGCAAAGTGGATCGCAAGACGACGGGTGCAGTCGATTCCCGATGTCTCCAGGAGGTTTGGACTACCCGAGAAGAAGCTGAAGGAGTATGGGAACGCGCTCAGGAAGAGACAGGACAACCTCTCCGAGGATGGAGGGGAGGTCAGCGTCTACGACAATGATTATGGAGAGAGCTACGAGACGATCGTGTACTACGACTTCTACAGCAGGATGGGTATTGGCGGAGACCTGGCCGGCGTAGACCAGGACAAGAAGGAGGCGCTAAAGGACTTTGGTCAACATGCAATGCTGTCCGTAGCTGAGGGAATTCCCTTCCCGCTCAATCTCCCTCCAAGCGCCCTCAGAACCGAGACGATGTCCGAGCTCAAGGTGAGGATCTCTTGGCCGACTCCATTCTATGAGGATCCTCTTCATCCCTGGCCGTTCGTGAACTTCGACTTCCACCAGATCCCAAGGTCTGTGTGGCCTATGTCGCACATCAGGCCGGCGATGGGAGAGCTGAAGGCACTGCAATGGTGCATGAGCTACCTCCTCGGGAAGATCGTCAACATCAGCCGCGACCTGATCGTCCTGGACAAGACAGTTGAGGAGGACATCAAGGAGAAGATCATCAATGGCCCTGATCTGACGGTCCTCGAAGTCCCCATGAGAGGTGGCCAGACGGTAGACAAGCTGATTCAGTGGATCAAGTCTCCTGAGTTCAACCAGTCTATCTGGGAGGTGATAAACGTCCTGGAGAAGAACTTCGAGAGGCGCACTGGCGTGAGCGAGCTTGCCTTTGGTCAGTCTGGCCGGCAGATGCGGTCAGCCACTGAAGCACAGGTCAAGCAACAGGCTCTCTCTGTACGTCCAGACGACATGGCGGCCGAGGTTGAGGCTGCGATGTCAGTACTCGCCAAGAACCACGCTATCGCAGCCAAGGTCCACCTGAGTGGAGATGACATCGGACCAGTGTTCGGTGAAGTTCCCAGGAAAGGCATGCCGCTTCAGAATGGCGAGACGACGACGCAATATGGTCCGATGACAAACCTATGGATGGACATCTTCAAGAACCAGGAGATATCAGAGATCGTTTCTGAGTACTCGTTTACGGTAGCCGAGGGTTCTGCCAGGCTAAGGAACAAGGCCGCGGAGCGTGAAGATGCTATCCAGATGATACAGAACATCATCCCCATTGCTTCTGGAGATTACCAGCAGTGGGGTGACCCGTCTGTCCTGAACAAGGTCATGGACCAGTGGTACAAGTCTCTCGACATCCCGGACACTGAGAGAGTGTACTTCACGAACAGGCAGCAGGAAATGCAGCAGATGCAGCAGGCCGCCGCGCAGCAGGATGCAGAGAAACAGCAACCTCAAGGGACGAGTCAATGAGACAGGACATCTACAACCACGCCATCAAGACCGGCGCTTCTCCACGCCTCGCTGAGATGCTGGCATGTCAGACAGCACCCATGGTCAGGGGTGATGAGTTCAAGAGACTTGGCGTAGAAGACCCCCTAGAGGGAGTTCATCCCAAGATGAGGCCGTACTACATCGACGAGGCCAAGAAAGCTGGCGTCTCCATGTCAGGGAAGAAGTACCTCCCGTCTCTTGCCGAGCGGCCCGGAGATCCCCGCGCGTACGTCGACAGCTACAGTTCAGCAAAGAAGCTGGTCGAGGAGCGAGGGTGGTCTGCAGATGGAAGATTTGAGGTCAAGCCTGAGCACAACTGCCACATAGGACTGCCGGAAGAGCTGCCAATAGCAGACGATATAGTCGAAGAGAGAGCAATGGACATGCTCCAGGCAGACGGCTGCAGCGGAACATGCACGGTGACGGAATGGGATGACGCAAAAGAAAAGGCGAAGGTCACCCTGAGCCCAGAGGAAGACTGACATGGCCTACAGCCTGACGTACAGGGACGCTATCGACAGCGTCCGGTCGTGGCTTGGCGGTAACGCCACTAGGAACGCACACCTGGGAATCATCCAGCCAATCAAGTCTGCGCTCCGCGAGATCACTGGACACAGGAAGTGGAACTACCTGATGTCGCAGGGGAGGCTATACCTTCACGACAGCTTCACCGAAGGGACAGTTGAGTATGATCTTGCGACCAGGGTAATGACACTCACGCCGCCAGTTTCAAACCCAGGTGCCGTGTGGCCATCTTGGTCTGAGGACTCTGATATCCGCATCGACGACGTCCTGCACAGAGTTTCCCTAAGGCTTACCGACACGACGCTGCAGATGGACGACACACTATCCCCTGAGGCAGACGTTGCGTCTGGGACCACATACATCCAGGCAAAGAGGATATTCACCCTTCCAGAAGACTTCGCGCAGACAGACGTTCAGCTCCTGCAGTTCAATCTGTGGAATGTCTCGTACGTTCCGCCAAGGGATTGGTTGATTCAGCAAAGGTACGTATCAAGCACTGGTCCTCCGGACAAGTTTACCGTCATGGGACACCCGCGGATCCTTAATAGGATGGCGCTCATGATTGAACCGGCAAGCGGGCAAGATGACTCCCTAGACTTCGTGTACTACAGAAAGCCAAGAGAGTTGGTGATCACGGGGTACGAAGCATCGCACTACGCAGGGACAGTCTCACGGACCGCAGCATACACGCTCACTGGGGTTACGACGGCATTCGACGCTTCAATGATAGGGTCACTCATCAGGGTATCGGGGTCAGGAAACACCCCCGGTCAAAACATAGGTCCGTTCCCGTATGCATTCGAGGCCAGGATAACTGCCGTCACGTCTGCTACTGTCATTACCGTTGACTCAGACCCGGCAGCGTTCACCGGCAAGGCGTACGTTGTAAGTGATCCTGTCGACATCGACCCGGTAATGACCGATGCGTATCTACGGTGCTGTGAAAAGCAGACTGGAATACACAGGAGAACTAAGAACGTCAAGGAATTAGACGAATTGTTCCGGGACGCGCTCTACCGAGCAGAGTCCGCTGACGGCAAGGTGTTCGTGCCTCGAGTTATCGGAGAAGGAAACACATACATCAGATCGTTGAGCAACTATCCGGGAGGCACTGACCAAGCATGAGTGTTCCTGAGCCATCGTCTGCAGTGGAAATAGACACGTTTACGGGACTCGTAACGAACGCGGACGAGAGTTCGATGCCTCCTGGCGGAACGAAAATCCAACTGAACGCCACTCTGATCTCAGCTGGTGAAGTCAGCGTCAGAAAAGGGATGCGAGAAGTTACATTCACAGAGGTTTAATCATGTCATACAAAGGACCAGTGGAGCTCATAGGCTGGCTGTCGTTCGTGATGAGAACAGTCGACGGAAGTGGGGTACCGGTGGTTGCCGACACTGCGCCTATTTTCAACTTACTTGCAGCGGACGGAACCGCTATGGCGACTACTCAGGTGACAACGGCACTACCTGGATACACAGGACTCTACTTAGTTCGATATCAAATACATCCGGCCGATGGATTTGCATCAGGATCGTCATACAACGCTGTCGTACAGTGGACTATTTCCGGTTCCGCACGATCAGCTGAGTTCACATTTAACGTGACGTGATGAAAAAAAGAATTGTTCCTGGTGAAATACTGGATATCTCATTCGTACCAGTTGATGGTTCTGGAGTAATCACTCTACCTGATGCTACACCTACATATGAAATAATTGACAATGCGCTTAGTACTTCAGCAACCGGTTCACTCAGCCTGTCAAGTTCAGATCCAATTCTTTTTTCCGCAGAAGCAATAATTCCAGGTTCAATGAGAAATGGTAGTTACACCGTAGTCATAACGTACCTAATATCCGGTGACACTTACTATGAGATCAGGGAACTTTTCTCTGCAATTGGGGTTTTTATAGGGATGCCCACCAATGCTTCGCTTACGACAATAAAGGCGGTCGACAGGATTGGTGGTCAGTGGCTCATGTCACACGGGAACGATTCAACAATACGGGCTGGGTACAAGCCGACATAGATAAATGCCGACCACGATAATCACAGATTACGACAGAACAAGACCGGTGACATTCGCTCAGGTCCCGAGCGGAGATGTTCTGTTCGCAAATGGAGTCGATAAGCCACAGATGCTAACTCCAGTGGCAACGTCCTCCGTGAACTCTGGCATGCCTGCTGGGTATCTCGGAATAAACGCCACTGCAATGAAAGTCTTCGCCTTTGGTTCGGGACCAATAACGGGAGACTACCAGGCGGCAATTAGGTACATAGATTCCAGGGGGTTGCCGGGAGACTTGTCTGCTCCGATTTCATTCACCGCAAATAACAACTTGGCGGTTACATACACACCAGTACCCACTGTACCAGGATCTGACCCGAGGGTTGTGTCGGTTGAATTCTGGAGGACAACTGCCGATCAGGTTTCTGTGTTCTACCTGGATGGCGTTAGAGCAGTCGGGACAGGATTCTTTTCAAGTGCCAAGACAGATGAAGAGCTCCTGGAGAGCATTGCGCTGCCAATCGTCAATAACGACGGGACTCCGAGCGCACGGAGATTTGGTGTCCCGCCGGACTGGAAGTCAGTCGTAGTCTCTCACCAGGAAAGAACCTTCTGGGGGGTGAATGCGGTTATTGAAGATGGACACGCCAGTGTAACGAACGGCTCCGGCACCGTGGTGATTACAGGAGCACACGTACCAGACAACGTCAAGGACAGGCTTTTCTTTGTTCCCGGTGAACCAACAGGGTACTCAATCTCCTCTGCAACAAGCGGGACGTTGACGATATCTCCAACATATGCAGGTACAACTGACCCATTCTCTCCGTACGAAATCTCGGTAACGCCTGCTGAAAGCAATAGAATCTACTTTTCAGGCCTCGGTGAACCGGAGTCAGTTCCTTCATTCAACGCAGTCGACCTGGTCGTAAACGAGATAGACAGAAGCTCACTGGTTGCAATGGTCTCACTGGGGTCATTTATCTGGCCAATGACACAGAACAGGCTCTACCGCTGGACATACCAGATACATCCCTCGCAAGACGGTGAGATCTACCTGACTGCAAATAGAGGATGCCTTAACCAGAGGTGCTGGACGCTTGTCGATGGAAATGCCTACATCATGGACAGGGAGGGATGCTACATCTTCAATGGAGGAAGCATCCAACCGATCAGTGATAAGATTCAGGACCTATTTCGTCCAGGTGGCGGTATCGTCTGGAATAACTCAAAGTGGTTTCACGTCAGCAACTACTACCTTGAAGAGACCATAAAGTTCTTCGTATGCATGGATGGGTCTAAGTATCCGAGGCATGCGCTCTGCTACAACTTCAGGACTGGAACGTGGTGGATAGAGGAATACCCGTGGATGATATCAAGCTCTGATGTCCTCTCTAGTCCGGACTCCTCAAGGCTGCTCGTTGGAACCATATGGCGGCGCGTAATGATGGCGTCAGAAGGATATCTTGACGGAGCCGGTCCCCGCATTAACGACAGGTATAATGTCACATCCGCTGAAGTCGACAGCATAGTATGCGACGGCGTCTTTGATGAGGACGACGCTTTCCTCGCCCCTATCTTAATCACGAAGGGGAAGGGGAAGGGTCAACGTCGCATTATCTACGACTATCGTCCTGTAACAGGCAGAATCCTGGTTGATGAAGACTGGAATATCGTTCCAGACACTACCTCAGAGGTTCAGATAGGCGGAATTCCCTGGAAGATAGTAACGAAGGACTTCAGGGTGCTTGATGTTCCCGAAGAGCAGAGCAGGAAGTGCTCGCTGTCATTTACTCCTCTTACAAAGAGCTCTGAGATGAACATCTCGATATTCGAGGACAGAGAAACCACAGCCAAGGACTACGATATCGATTACGATCGACTTGACGGCATGCAAGTATTCTCAGGAGACCCCGCAGTCGAGGTTGACCTTTCGGACAACGAGTACGGATGGATCTACTGGACGTTCGATGCGCAAAACGACTATCGGGGTCCTGCTGTCAGATACATATCAGTAGGCATCGGCGGCGTTTCAAATAATGAGGGAACCGTAATTCACCAGATGACGATCGAGGGAGTACGGTGACAGTATTTACTAGCACTGCATCAAACCCGTCATTCACTCGCATGCTGAGGAGGAGATGGGGTGCGGACCTGAAAGGTCTGAAACCAGACACAGTAACCAGCAAGGAGTTGTTCGGGATTGTTGAACAGCAGGCTGCGCTCGTACAGCAGCTTGTCGAAGAGCTTGCTTCATTTATGGGGACGTCGTCGACATTCACACAGTACGCACCGCAGATCATATCGTACAGTCCGTCTACGATTGAACGAAGTGCGGATGGGACAGTACCTGGTGGTCCTGGACAAGACAAGACAAGCACAACCTCAACTTCGACGGTAAAGTGCCGTGAAGGCAATATCGCAACACTCACCGTAGAGAACCCTGACTCCGAATGGGACGAAGAAAAAGATGAAATACGAGGAGGAATGTCTGGCAAGTTTGATGGCGTTGCCAGCTTCGACGTGATTTGTGCAAACGCCATCTACGTAGACCATATAGCAACCCACATAGCATTTCAGCTTCCGCTTACTGGGTTTGGTCCAGAGGAGAATGCTACTGTACTGGATTACTACGACGGATTCGATCCGGATCCAGAGTCGCTAGGAGTCTCAGTTCTTGATCCATACAACCTGTTCGTTGACCATATCCCATTCGCAAAGGGCAAGGCCGTATGGGACCCAAACGACAAGGATTACATCGCAGTAGAGGCTCAGACGGTAGACGTCGCTGGGGGTATTGGCGTTAGCCAGCACATAGCGTTCCAGTTGCCTCCTGAGGGATTTGGCCTTAATGACAACGCTATCGTCCTTGAGTATTTCGGGGGAGACGACCCGGACCCAGATGACGAAGGTGTCTCGATACTCGATCCTGCTGGACTGTTCCCAGACGCCATATGGATGGCAAAGGGAAAGGCCTTTTGGGCGACTATAGACGGGAAGGAAGTCTTCATAGCCGTCGAGGCAGAGACAGGACCTCCCGTTGTTTATTCTCCGTGCCTTGAGAACAACTATAACCCATTCATATGTCAAGCGTTTGTTCATGGACCATGTTCATGTGCGCCTGATGGAGAGAGGCCATACCCTCTGTGTCCGATAGACTGGTGCGACCTTATTACGATAGACGTGTACGTACGGTTTGAGATGAAGGCGGATGGCTTGTATGGGTACAAGAAGAAGGTAACGGTCATAACAAACGACACGGAAGAGGAAGCGCTGATATTTGCAACAACTGACTGCGCGTAACAGCAAATGCTATATCCTCAATTCTTCATGAATGGCGGAGCACAGGGTGGTGACACGGTCATCAAAATAGGACCAGATCCCTTTGATGAGGTGCTTCGCAGAAAGGACTACGGAAACAAGATAGCGATAGACCAGGCGTGCTGCTGTGTGCCTTCACTGTGCTGCGACAGTGGAAGTGCCGGGGGAACGTCGGCCACGGTAAGTATTATCCTGGACCCTGATCCGCCAGAATATTGCTGCACAACGCTTTCTGGAACATACGTACTCCCGCTGAGGGATGATGAGCCTGACGCATGCTGTAGATGGGACGCTAATATTGGTGCAGCATGTCCCGTTTGGTTTCCTGGAGTAAGCTTCGATATATATCTGATCTTGTGTAGGACCAGTCCTACGGAAGGTAGAATCGACCTGTTTCTCGTAAAGAATACCTTGCCGAATCTCGTAACGAAGTGGGGTGCGGACATAGCCGACTTCACCCCTGGAACATGTGCGTGGGTAGGAACTCTTCCTGTAATCTCTGGAACGTGGTGTACGGCATCCGGTCCAGCCATAGTGTCGATAGCATGACTACTGAACCATACACCATCAAGAAGACGTTCAAGTCATTTGCATATGAAACTATGTTGTGGAAGGCTGTCGGGTCTCCGAAGAGAAGTGAGTCCGAGAAGAAGGAGATCTTCAATATCTGTTCGATCTGCGAGCACCAGTCAAGGGGTAGGTGCTCAATATGCCATTGTCATATTTATGAAGGATCCAGTAAGATAGCTTGGGGGTCGACAAGCTGTCCTGAAGGGAAGTGGGGTCCGCGGAGTGACCTGGTTGACACGGTGAAACTGATACACGACGTTCACGACAAGGAACGAGAATCAAACAGGCCGCCGCCGCCGGCAAGAAAGTCAAGTGGCGGCTGCTGCGGAGGGAGAAAGAAAGATGGCTAAGGCAAGAATGGGTGGGAACCAGCAGGGAAACCAGCTCGGACAAATACTCGCAGCGCTTGGATCCGGAAATGTCTACACCGGCCAGCGAGCTTTCGGAGGAGTCAACGACCCACGCGGGTTCAACCTTGGCAGCGCGATTGGAGCTGCATACGCCGGGATCAATCCACTCCGGCAAATGAATGCCAGCGTGTCGGTAGGCAGGAACCAGGGTGTCGCACAGATAAGGTCTGCGCAGGCTGCTGCCGACGCGCAGAAGTTCGCCTCCAGACAGCAAACCGAGCAGGCGGCGATCAAGGCGTCTGCGCTGTCTGCGCTGCTCGGTCAGTTCATGAACAGTTACCAGGCCGGAGCGCCAAGCATGAACCTCCGTGCCTTCACTACCGATTACGGCGCTGGAATAGGAAGGTGACACATGGCAATTGGAGCACAGCCTTCAGGATTTCTGGCCGCACCGAACCAGAACCGAAAGTCACAGTTCACGCAGACACGGGACGCTTACGGAAACGTGCAGGCGTCAAACGGCTTGCTCGCAGACCGTGCACGGATCAATTACAACTTCCCCACGGACAGCACCAATTACAACACTTTGCAGTCACCTTACGGGAGTGGCGGGTATGGTGGTGGTGAAAACATGTTCGCTGCGAATGAGTCTCGCCAGTATGGATTTCCAATGCGCGAGAGGGGAGGCGGCTCACGGAACATCTTCGATATGTTTCCGCAGTGGAATAATCTACCTGAGGACTCAGGCCGTAGAACACAATTCGCAAACAAGGCTGTGTACGACCAGTGGGCTGCGCAGAGGCTGGAGAAGTTCTACAACAACCTCCCGGAAACCGCTCGGTCAGCTCGTGGCATCCCTTCGTGGTGGAGGCCGGGGATGCCACCGATCTACTCGGATGAGACAGGAGCAGGCGGTGGAGTGGGGACCGGGATCGACGTCGGACCAGTCTACGGTGGTGGTCAAGCGAATGACGCCTACAACCAGACCCTCAACCCGACAACTCAGCCGGTGACTGACGGGATGAACAATCCACTATCCCAGCAACTCAACACGCTCCGTGGGATCTACGGCTCACAGGATGCCTCCAAGTTTGCGCGAGGGATGGCGGAGGCGAACAACGCTCAGCTTCTCGCCAGCCAGAAGGCTAGAGCTGGCGCTGGACTGGACTGGTCTAACCTTGGGTTTGGTGACTACGCTTCCAATCTGAAAAACCAGGTAACGAACCAGAACACTCTGCTTTCGTTACTGCAAGGACTGATCTGAGGACTATCATGGCACTACCATGGGGCGCTGATCAAGCTGACAACTGGCTGAACAGGAACAGCGGGGGTGCCGCAATCTACAACCCCTACAACCGCCGCAAGAACCAGATGCTGGTCAATGCTGCCAAGATGGAAGAGCTGAATAGGCTGCGGGAGACACGAGGAAAACCAGGAAACAGGCTTGGATCTCCAAAGACGGGTCGACGTCTACCGCCAGTCAGCCAGATTTCCAGAGCGCTAGATAGCGTCGTGAATGGGTTAGGGTTTGGTGGTGGCGGGGGATTCGGCACTATCAACACCTCGATCACACCGCAGAACATCTATTCTCCACGCCTGACCAACATGGCGGTGAACCAGGCGGCGGCAAATGCTGCCACTCAAGGGAACCTCCCCTTCCTGCTTCAGCAGGCAGCAAGACCAGGAATTGGCTACAAGTCTCCATCGAGGATGTCTGCCGTGATGCCACAGGTCGCCAGAGCATCTGTGGACGCGAATACGGCACGCTATGCTATCCCCTTCTCGGATGCCACAGCCAACGCCAAGAACCTCCTGGCCGGACAGGTGGCCCGCGAGGGAGAGGCTTTAGGGTGGGGTGGACTGCAAAACAAGATGCGCGATCTCCAGCGCGGATACCAGACGTCAACTCAAACCCCCCTTCTGCAATTACTTTCATCTCTGGCTTAACAGGTGAACCATGGCTAAGAAGAAGATGACCCTCAAGGAGGCCGTTGCCATCAAGCGGAAGATGAACGCATCGAGTAAGTCTGGCGCTCAGATGCTAGAGGAGCTGCGCGCAAGGCAAGCAGAGGTGGATGCAGAGCGCGCTGTAATGAAGAAGGCCAAGAGGGAGAAGGATCTTGCGGCAGCGGCAAAACGCACGAAGGACGCAATGTCTGCACCAGTGCGAGCGGCAAAGGCGTCTAAGAAGTACGCCGAGAGCCTGAAGAAGAAGGGTCGAACCAAAGTCGGGAGGAGAGCCGCCTCTGGACTTGGTCCACTCCCGATCAACATGCAGAACCGAGGAGGCGCGAAGTTCGGTGAGAGAATCTCTATGCCGAAAGGTACGGGGAAGTACATCCCGAAGAAGAAGCCAAGTGGACCCGTGAAGGTAGCGAAGGGACGAGGGGATACCCTGACAAAAGAGCAGAGGGACGCACAGCGAGCTCCGATCAAAAAGCTGTACAAGGACAAGAAGGAGAAGAAGGCGAAGTTTCGCAAGGACCGGCAGCGACGCATGAGGCTAGAGAAGCTAGGCGTCGAGGACTTCCTGAGAATGGAACAGGAGCGAAGGATAGAGGAAAACTTCCAGCAAGGACTTGACGAACTGAATCCTCCTGAAGTTCAGGACCAGGTTCAGGAGGCAGCGGTACAGGATGCAGCCGTTCAAGAGGCAGTTGCAGCAGGACAGACCGGTCCTCCAACTCAGCTTCCGGCGGAACCTCCAGGACTTCCTGAGTGGGTTAAGCAGCCCGCTCCCCTGTCGGTCGAAGGCAGGACGTTTCCCGCAGACCCTCAGCCGGAAGGTCCGACGTTTGAGCCTCCTGCATCAACCCTGGCTCCTTCTCCGACGGAGGTTCCAGATCCACTGCCAGGGAGCGTAGATCCCTTGAGGATGCAGTACGGTGGACTGGACGGCACGCAATTCAGGGAAGCGATGGGAGATATCCCACGACCTGAGTACATGCAAGCACCTCCCCTGGAGTCACCAGTTGCTCAGCCAGGGGTTAATCCCATCCCGCAGGCGCTGCAGGGACCTCCTGCGATGAGCAATGCGCCGCAGGAATCGCCACTCGCACAGGCCGCTGCATCTCCATTCTCGGGGGGAGGGCCAGGGTTTTCTGCAACAGAACCAAGCACGTACACCACAACTCAATACCCGGATCTTGTTCCATTCTCGGCGCGATCAACGAAGTACATTGACAAGTTTACATCGCAGAAGAAAGTCAACGCGGGAACTGGTGAAACGTGGACTCCACAGCAGGAGCAGATGTATCGACAAACAGCAGTGATGCAAGACAAGAACGCAGACGACCTTGCGGACAAGAAGAGAGAAGCGGAAAACACCGCAGCGGTCGAGCTCTACAACCAGCAGAAAATTGCGGCTGGAGAATCAGACAAGAAAAGGCAGGAGCAAGAGGTCGCGCAAGGCTCTCCGTCTGATCAGGTAAGAGCGAGAGCGGACAAGATAGCCGCGTCCACTGTTCCGGAAGACTTCAAGGCGGGGTATTACAAAGACCTCGTCGAGAGAGCAATAGGGTTGGGAGGCAATGTCATTGACGACTTGTTTATGCACGCATTTGACTCTGGGAATGATGGCCTACGTCAGGCGATCGACACAGCAAGGGGAGAGGAGTCCACCGGCGCAGAGAAAGGCGGGTTCTTCGGTTTTGATAACCCTCCAAGTTTCCTGAATATTCCAAACTTCATTCCAATACCGATCCCTAGAATTCGGCAATAACAAATGTCACAGCTACCATCACTCCAGGGACTTGGTGGCCTGCCTACTCTAGGTGGAATTAGCCGACCACAGAATCCAAACTTCATACCGAAGTTCCCCAAGGACGAGCAGGAGTCTCTCAAGAGTACTGTCCTGAACTCTGTGGTTGCGCCTCTTGCGTTCATTGGTGGTGTGCTTGGTACACCTGGAGGGTTTGTCCGGGACACTCTTGCCGGAAAGAACCCCTTCCCTAACGTCTTCAACCCGGAAGAGCGCACGACTGGAAAGGATCTTCTCCAGGAATGGGGCGCGCTCGACAAAAACGACGATAGCTGGGGGGGGTTCTTCGCTGGGTTAGGCGCCGAGATTCTTCTCGACCCACTCATTTTCCTCACTGGACCAACCAAGGCTGTTACTAGTCTCGGCGTCAAGGGTGGATTACTTGTTGGAGCCAAGAAGGTCGGCAAGTATGGCAAGAAGCTAACTGGAAGTAACATCACTCGTGTCATCGAGGAGATTGGCGCAGGCGAGCGCGCTCTTGCGGGTCTGAAGGTCCCCTTTGTAAAGAAGCCATTCGCAACGTTCGGAACTGGCAAACGATCGGCCAACTTGCTTGAGGCAGTTGCGTATGCACCCGGCATCAGGCAGACAAGGCAGATCTTCAGCGCTGTTCCGGGGATGAAGTACGGTGCTGAAAAGAAGCTTCAGATGGAAGCTGATATCAACTACTCAAGACTTCTGGATATGACAGCGTCTGCACAGAAGCAGATCTCCACGCACGGAGGTCAGGTTAACGAGTTCGATGCCTTATGGGAAAACGGACTGAAGAACTTCATCCAAGACCCCGACAACATGGACATTGTGCAGAGGGTTCTTCCTGACGTAGATCCAACGAATATCAGTCTTGACGACTTCATGAGGACACTCGCAGAGCAAGCTGCGAAGAAGCCATCGAAGGTAGCCGCGGGTGAGATCGGCACTGCCTCTAAGACGCTGGCTGACCTTGAGGCAATCAAGCCTACTGCAGCACAACTTCTAAAGGATCTTGGCGCATCAGATAAACTTGTATTAATGGGTAAGGACGCGGACCAACTACTGAAGCTCAGGGAGACTGTTAAGTGGGTTGATGAATCGACGACACTGAAGGATGTTGCGGACAGGATGGACACTCTCGTTGATGAAGCCATTACTCTGAAGGACAGTGTCAACGATCAGGCTAGGGAGCTTGGCCTTACGGCGAACATTCTTGGCGATGAACTTATCGGTCACTTCCCTCGAAGGATACAAGAGGATTTCCGGCAGGCATTCGGAACGAAGGGACTTGGACTGTGGGCGCGTCTCGGTAAGAAGGGTGGACCGTTCAGTGAGTACATGATCAAGAGGTCTGATGTAATCCGCGACATACCAACAAAGACATTGAAGGACATGACTAAGGATGATGTCCTCATGTCTACTGTTCGTGTGGTTAACGGCACGCAGAAGATAGCAACTGAGATCCCTGAGCACTTCACGAACCTTGGTGGAGACGAACTTGCACGCTTAGGTTTTGGTCCAGAGCTTCTCGTTAAGTTCGGTGTTGATCCGTCGGATCTTGAGAGATATGGATTCGGACCAGAGGAGATAGCTGGCCTTGACTACAAGAAGCTAGATAAGATCGCTGAAGGACCTTCACTCAGCATGGAAGACTTCTTCATGTCTTCCGATGAAATAGAGTCTGTGATCAGCGGTGAATTGAAAGCGGTTGACGAACGTGCAATACGAAATGCTGTTGTAAAGCACGGCGATCTGAGTGATGTCATCAAGTCCGTGCGCAGAGAGCATGTGCGCTTCTCAAGTGTTGTCGACGAGGTATCTGAAGAAGGCGCAGTGAAGGCCGGTGAGATTGAGAAGTGGATTTACAACATGCCGATGCCTGGTGTTAATGCCAGGCGTGATGTTGCGCAGACAGGTTGGTTCAATCAAACAGTCATGCGAGACTTGAGTGAGTACACCCGAAACAACATCGACAGAATACAGGGGACTCGGTTTGCACTTAACTTCCTTGCCAGGAGAGCAGAGACGGACCTTCCGGGTGGGATGACCCTTGCGGAGGTGGTTAAGAAAGCCGGCCTATCAAACAAAGCAGTGAAGTACCTTGCGGCAAAGGGAGTCGACCCGAACCTTGCGATGGTTCCAGAGTCGCTGAGCAAGCAGCTCAAGAACATGATCGAGTTCCGCGGCAACCCGAAAGCCGAGTCTGCGTTTGGTGAGACGTTTGACAAGATCATGGCGTTGTGGAAAGGCTCAATGACGATGCCATTCCCTGCGTTCCATGACAGGAACTTTGTCAGTGGACTCTGGCAGAACACAATGAATATCTCCAGTGGAAGTCCGCTGGAAGTCTTCAGGGGATACAGGAACGCAGCCTATGCGATGGCTGGGAAGAAGGTGGAAGCTGGTGGCCTTGATCTCGTGACTGAGGCGAAGGCTTACAACCTACTTCCCGAGGGTGGACTGAAGTCTGCAGACCTTGTGTCACCTCTCATCTCAGGAAGACCTCTCGACATTGAGGCGCTTGGGAAAGAGGCGCTCGGTGTTATTAACCCGAAGAGCCTAGCAAGACCGGTAGAATCAGGAGCCAAGGTTCACAACTACGTTGAAGGACTCAATAGGCTGTCTGCATTCAGTATGTTGCTTGAGCAAGGGAAAGACCCTGCCGCGGCTGCACTGGAGGTGATGAAGAACCACTTCGACTACGGATCTCTGGCTAAGAGTCATCCACTCCAGGCGAGGACATTGAAGCGTGTGATACCGTTCTACACGTTCACGCGATTCAATCTCCCCAGGCAGGTGATGGACCTTGCGATGCGACCTGGGGGAAGACAGGCACAGAACATCAGGCTGTTCGAGAACATCAGGAGAGAAGCTGCCGGGAACGAGTTCTTCCCGTCCTACCTAAAAGAGGCGCTTGTAATCCCAACTGACGAGTCTGACGGAAGGAAGAATGTCCTCAAGTTCAGTGGGTTGATCCCTCTGCAGGAAGCGTTCAACACATTCAGCTTCAAGCGTCCGGCTGAAGGTGGAATTGCCAGCCTTGACTACAAGAGGACGTTGCAGAAGATCGGGTCACGGATGAACCCCTTTATTGTGGCCGCTGCCGAGGAGGCGTTTGGACAACAACTGTATTCTGGAAGACCTCTAGAGGAAATAAAGAGACTCCCTGTTGGGAACTACTGGCTTGATCGCGCACTCGGTGCATCTCCTCTATCAAGAGCTGCCAATCAGATCAACCAAGCCGTATATGGAGACGAAGGCGCAGCACAAAACACGGTTAACTTCCTGCTTGGTGGAGTGAAGGCAACGAGCTTCGACCCGGTAATAGGCGCTCGCATTGAGGCGCTGAAGACAATTGAAGACCGAATGAAATGGTCTCCTCAGACGAAGGCGTTCAAGCGCATCAGCTACAAGCAGGATCCAAACGAAGAGCCTCTCACCCCCGAGCAGATCAGGTTAATGAGTCTCTACAACTACCTCATCTCTCGGAGTCGGTCGAAGTAGCCTCTTGCTCTCTCTTCTTCTCTTCTTCTCGGTTCTGTTCCTCAAAGAGCTTATTGCTCGAGCCAGGAACAACCAGCTCCGCAAGGCCATTGTCCTTTGCAGCGTCCCTCCTCCAGCACGCAACTTGCTCGACATGCGGTCGGTAGTAAAGCGTCGTCGAGTCCCTTCTCCAGTACTTGATCTTGTACTTCTTGGCGATCTTGATGATGGATCTCTGCGACTTTATCTCCAGGACCTTCATCGTGTCCATGGGTGTCATGAGCTGTCCGATGAGGTGATCAATCTGCGCTTCTACAGGGCCATTCATGGGAATACATTTGGGAACTTCACCCCTGTGAGCGACTGTAATTGAGTATGGGAGCTTCACTCTGTGGGTCTCCGGCATTTGACAGCACCCTACTGGGGTGTATGATACACAATACCTATCCAGTCTACAATGGGGTTTTCCAGAAAGGAGAGTGCGAAATGGAAATTGAAATGAGGGACGGGAGCATCACACTCCAGGACGGATGCGTGACGTTCTCGACAGAAGGGATCGATCTGACCTTTGAGAACGACGACGAGCTTCATTTGGCTCTGACTCATCTGCTCAAGTTGATGTCGGTCGACTCATGCGTTCATGGGATGGTCTGTTCTTTGTGTCCTGAGTCCGTCATCTGCTAAGAACCTCAGAAACCACCAAAGGGGAGTCAGCACCAAAAGCTGGCTCCCCTCTTCTGTTGGATGACTTCCATATTTTGTGTAAAGCATTCAGTGTTTTCAGGGTGAAAAACCTTGAATCTACAGCAGGGAATACACCCCCCTCACGCTAGCTATATTTTCTGATTCCTACAAAAATCTATGACCCATCCTGTGCAGTGTTCGTAGATTGCCGACAAATCCTACAGTAGGCCATGTAACAAGGAAAATGAAATATATCTTCCTGGGGGTTATAGCTATTTACCACCGTCAAGATTGGGTATTCAGCCGGGTTTTTGCTGGTGAAAACCGGCATTGACACCGAATTCTCAGGATGTTACTCTGGCTTCTGTGATGAAGAACGAATCAAACACAAGCCCGCCACCCAGAATTCTAGGACCTCTCGGTCCCTGTCTTCATCACAATGGGTGGCGGGTATTTTCCACAGGGTGATCACATGGAATACGAGAATCTACCCCTGGACCTTCAGGCGTTCGTTGACAGGGGAATGATTGACCTGAAGATGGCTGGCGAGCTCACGACTCTGAGGATCCTCCCGGCCGACAGCGTGGCTCACCTTCGGTATGGAGACAAGGGCCAGCTTCTCACTCCCGCTGCTCGGCTCAAGGCACAGAAGGAGAAGCTGATGAACTACAAGTCTGTCCCTCGGTGTTGCTGTGATCCGAGGATGAACTACGAATCCAGAAACCTTCCTGACGCTTGGGAAGAATACAAGAAGGGACGCGATGATGGAGTATCACGAACTAGCTAAGGCATTTCCGCAGCTTCAAGGAGAGGCGTTCGACGAGCTGGTGGCCGACGTCAAGGAAAACGGCCTCCGTGAGGCGATCACGACCCACGAGGGGAAGATCCTGGATGGTGTTAACCGGCACAGAGCCTGCGAGAAGGCAGGGGTTAAGGCTGAATTCACGCAGCTACAGGGTCACGTAGACCCCGTAGGATTCGTGATCAGTATGAACCTGAAACGTAGGCACCTCAGTGTGCAGCAGAGAGCCTCGATAGGCTCTGATATCCTAAAGTACGCAAAGGATCACCCCGAATCGAAGGCCAATCGTCCCGAGGAACCCACTGAGGCAGAATGTCTGAATTCAGACATTACCCCCACCTCAGAGGCAGAGGTTGCTGAGGTAATGAACGTCCCGAGGAGTTCAGTTGCTCTCGTCTCTAAGATCAAAAGGGAAGGAACCATCGCTCTGAACAAGGCCATCACAGATGACAGGATCTCCCTGTCTGCCGCAGAGCGAGCCTTGAAACTCTCACCTGAGGATCAGGACGAAGTAGCCTCACAGAAGACCAAGTCCGCGGCGAACAAGATCCTGAAGGCGAAGCTAGAAGAGCTGACACCTTCAGGAGACAGCGAGTCGACATCACAAAGCACCGAGGCAAGCGAAGATCCCGTGGTGGAAGAAGACCATGAAGAACCAGAGAATCGGGTTGATCTGAATTTCAAAGGCCTTCTCAACCCTAACACCATAGTAGACACGTCTTTAGCTGACGTCACAGAGTTCGATTCTGCACCTCTTCATACCCTCGAACACAACGACGGTTACTCTCTGATCTACCTCCCCGACTCAATGATCGCCACCCTCAAGGAGGTGGTCTTAGAGCGTGAGGAAATTAACTTCTAGGAGAATGACATGTTCAATCAGGTAGGTTCCTGTTGTATCAGGAGCCACATCGTGGACCTAAAAATATGGGAAAAGGTCTCTGACAGCAAGAATGAAGAACCCATAGCAGTAACCCCGTAGATGCCTCTAGAACGCGTCATGGCTCTTCATCGTCTCCCAGAGGGCACGTCCTCTTCAGGAACGCCTCACTGGCGATGCCAGGTGTGCCGTCCCCGGAACCAACAAGGCAATCATGAACATCCTCATTATGACAGTAGGACTTCCTCAGAGTGGGAAAAGCACTTGGGCGAGAAGTCAGATATTCCCGATAGTATGTCCCGATTCGATCAGACTAGGACTGCACGGGCATCAGTTTGTCAGTCAGGCAGAGCCTTTTGTGTGGGCAATCGCAAAGGTGATGGTCCGCTCTCTTTTTCTATCTGGTCATGGTACCGTGATCCTTGACGCAACTAATGTAACGAAGAAAAGACGCGATGATTGGGTGTCAGAATCGTGGACCAGGACCTTCAAGGAGTTCAGGACGTCGAAAGAAATCTGCGTGGAAAGAGCGTTGAAAACGTTCGCAGGACATGACAACCTGGATGGGGTTCTCGCTGCAATTGATCGCATGAGCAAAAATCTGGAATGGGTTGATAATGAAGAGTGTGACTGTAAGACCCAGGTATGAACCGTAGCGCATCTGCCAGCATCTGACACAGCTCTCGAAGTTTCGTAGCTCCCAAAGCGTGAGGTGAGCAATGTACGGGTTTTGAAGTTTGAGAGCTCCTAAAGTGTAGGGTGACCTTTCTGTACGGGCTGGGAAGTTTTGTGGCTCCTAAAGTGGGAGAGTACCCTACATACACGTTCTAGCCGGTTTGGGGGCCTATGGGGGGTCGGTTTTGGGGACAGTAATACTACTGTGCGCCTACGCGACATCGACGTAACCCTATTGGAATTGTATGCTTGCGTCGATACTGCTCCTAATCGGCACGGACACCACCATATACCCTGGTTTCTATCGTTGGTTGGGGGGGGGGCTTCTGTTCTGGCAGAGAAAATGTGGGGAATTGGGGTGATTCCGTTCTGTTCCCCTTACGCTATCACCCCACCGAGCAGCGGCGCTATCCGTACTCCTCTCTTCTCTCTTCTCTTATGACGACACAAGGCACCTACGGTGCGATCACGACGCGTCATCCGGGTTTCTGTTACCGTACTATGGCGTTCCTGCTCATCCACCCTACGCATGGTAGCGACATTGTCGGTGTCGTGCCGCTGCGTAGGGTGATCGGGTGGAGTCCAGACAATATCGGCTCTTGACAACGGGACGACTACACTGTACTATTGGGGTGTTAGGTGACCTTGTTGACACCATACCAACTGACGGGAGGGGACAACTGATTGGAGGACGGAGCGTTTACCACACAACCACTAAACGGAGTTAATCATGAACATGACGGATCTTAGAACGCGATGGCAATCAGCCGATGTACACGATGACCTAGTGGACCATGCTGAACGAGTAGCCTACTGCCTGGCACTCGCTTGCGCTGGAGAGCCAGTACCATCGCTGGCCTGCAGTGAGCGCAGGCAGAATGCTCGCGATATCGCGGATGGCGCGCCGGGTGAGGCATATATCCGCTGCGCAGCTGCTGTTGATGCGCTCACGGGAGAAGTGGCGCCCTATTACATTGCCAGCGCCAGCCTATGGGCGCGGCAACAATCTACCGTTTGGGGCCGAAGCAGGGAGCGCGATGCGATCGATTGGTCGGTAATCCCCACCCCCCCAGATCGGCCGTGCTGGGATTACGATCCAGTTGCAGGGTTGCCGCCAGATCTACGTCCGGTCGCGAGAGGCATCGCGCGCGGCGACACACAAGCCGAGCTGGCGCGCGAGCTAGGTTGCGCGTCGCGCACGATCCAACGGCATATCTCGCGACTCCGCGGCATGCTCCCGAGCCCCGATACCCTCCTAGGCGGCGCCTATTATGGTCTGCTTGAGTATCTGCGCTCGACCAGCAGGATCGATTGCACCTAGCACCCGATCGCCATTTACAGCCCCTCATGGCGTCGTGCCGCGAGGGGCTATTTTTATGCGCTCACATGTCGTGCCAGTGTGTAGGGAGTGCAGAGCGGACCCGTTGGCGGACCGCACAATATGTACTAGTAGGGAGATCGATGATATGGCTACCGTAGCCGAAGCAAGCGTACAATTACCCGCCAATATCCAAGCGCAGCTTGACGAGCTGGCGCAGTACCGCGCCGCCGAGGAGAAGCGCAAGGCCACTGCAGAGCTGGAGCGCCGGAGAGCCGAGGCAACCGAAGGTGTTGCGCTGCCGTCTGGCGGGAAAATCAAAGTTTCAGACGGTGGAAAGATCGCTATTCACCCGCCAGCAGACGGGACGCGCAAGACGTACCCATCATGGTCGATCAGACCGGAAGACCTAGAGACGCTCGCCGCTGAAGACTGGCAAGCAGTACTCGATTTTGCGGCATCGCATGTGAAATTCACCATGACCAAAGCAGCCTATATAGCGCTGCGAGAAAACGGCAAAAAGTAGCTTCCAACCCTGTTCCCGTCTTGGGGGGCAGGGTTTTCTACGCGCTGACCTTACCGACCTGACAGGGTCTATTGCGCTCCGATGGACCGGCTGGAAAACCAGGGGGAATCTGGCCGCATCTTAGCTTTCCCAGGCTCAATCTGGCCGCACCTTGCTGGATAGTGAGTGATTTGGCCGCATCAACGAAGGGACAATCGCCAATGTAACACCGTACAATGCACGACATTATTGTCGCTAGTAGCCAGTAAAGTTAGGAGGTACAATAGGTTACGCTCCGGCCGCATCGCCTAGGGTGAGATATATCTACACTCACCCCCTCCGTCGGGTGGTGTCGTCCGTCGGCGTAGGGTGAGCGAGGACCGATCGGGTTCGCACAACTACCTAGAAAAGGGAGACGAGACATGAAGATTATGTTCATTGATGGATCTGGAAATGGACTACTGAAGGAAGCAACCCTACCGTCGGGGACCACCCTCGGCGAGCTAATTACCCTGGAGAAGGGACGCTCAAGTGTCGGCGACGGACACATGATCCGTATTCGCCGCGGCATGGATACTCTCGGAGGACAAGGAGTTGATGCACTGAGTGAAAGTGAAGTTCTCCAGGATGGAGACAAGGTAGCCGTGACAGTTCTTAAACACCAAGGAGGAGTCATTGCGTAGGCTCCCTGCTAGCTGCCACCCACAGTGACAATGTCCGTGACCTTTTGGTTCTAGAGACTGTGTCTAAGGGGTGGTAGCCTGCTGGCAATCTACTAACGAGAAAGGGAAAGACCATGGGTAGAAGAAAGGACGTGCTAAAGGCATTCCGCATAGCAAGTAAGTTTCACATGCCTGATGTGAACAAACCGCTCGCTGATGCAAGTAAAGCAATCGACCTCTTGATGAGTAGCTACAGAGGGAAGGTTACGGTCGCAAGGTTGAGAATGCCATTGGCCAGACGGAGAAGGCCACCCGGAGTGTGCAGGTCTTTTCCGGGAAGAATAAAGTCTCACGCTGAAGTCATAGAAAACACCACCCGAAACAACACCAGTAAGATAGAGATCCTTAAAGTGAGGATCAACGATGCCAGTCGAGAGATTGAAGGCATACTCGACAGACTCAAACATGCAAAAGGCGCTCTGGATCTCAATGGCCTGGCAGCCGACATTTTAGCGATTCAGAGCGAGTATAAAGTCAATGCAGGGACAGACGGTATTTACGTTATCTTCCCAGAGATAACGATCGTAAGTGAAGAGCGCTCGGTTTGTATTGGCAGCGTCACGCTGCTGATAAAGTACGCGATATTTTCTGAGGGGAAGCAGCGGTTAATTCGTGTACTGGGAAACGACGAAACAGACTGCCGGCCCGAGAATTACATACACCCTCATGTATTCGCTAACGGGATAATATGCTTCGGTGAAGGTGACGTCAGGTCTGCAATTAAGAAAAACAATCTCCTTGGCATTGTAGACGCAGTAAAGAACCTACTCGAATCGTGCAATGAAGAGGACTGTGTAGAGAGCTTCAATTCCTGGTTCAGTCCAGTGTGCAAAGACTGCGGAAGCGCAGCGAACAATATGTGCGATGCTTGCGGTAAGCCTTGCTGCTGTGTAAATACGTGCAATCACTGCATGTGCCAGTCTTGCATTGATTGCAGTAAGGGGTTTTCGTTCGATCTAGATCTTTGCTGTGATTGTCACAGTTTATGCGATACGTGTAGAGAAGACTTCTCAAACAGAGACCTTGAAGATGGTGAGTGTTCCGACTGTATCGAAGAAAGGGAAAATGATGAACGTGAAGAGCAGGAGCGTATTGAAGAAGAACGAGAAGAACAGGAGCGTATCGAAAAAGAGGAGCGAGAAAGCGAATCGGGCACTGCGGATTAAGGCATCGGCCTACGCAAAGCTGTTGTGGTTCCGAGACAATAAGGATGTAGAAATAGGAGGGTTTGGAATATCATCCAAGGAGGACCCTCTGCTTGTTGTTGACTTCATCCTTGCGCCTCAGACATGCGGTGTGTGCTCGACCCGGTTTGATCCAGACGGCCTTTCTGACATGCACTTCAAGATGTCAGAGCTAGGGTATGACCCTTCGGAGTGGTATCGAATCTGGATTCACACACACCCTGAAATGCCGGCAGAACCATCGTGCACCGATGAGTGGAACCTAGCCGATGTGTATGGTGATCACAACTGGGCAGTAATGGCGATTGTCAGCAAGACGGGTGATCATTATGCTCGTCTTGTCCACAATGAAGGACCACCTTCAGCCGTTCGGATTGACTTCGGAATTGAGACAGTCGATTGTTCACCCCCTGTTACTGCCGTCGACGTTAAATCTCTCATCGAAGAGTACGACGAAAACGTCAAGGTAATGGAAAGCTGGATTAACGAACCGCCTGAATATATCGGAGAGCAAAAAGGCTACGTCGGCGGAAACGGCGAGTACATGGAAGACCGTAAGATCCTCGATCTTCATTACAATGAAGTAATCCAATGGTCGAAGGACAACTACTATCTGCGAGAAGAAGAGGACACCCCTCACGTCGATAGTGAAGAGTACCTCGATCTATTCCTTGAATGGTCCGAGTGATAACCACGTCCCTTTCGGCGCCAGTGGCCCCTGCGTTGGGGGCTGCTGGCGTTTTTACCAGGAGATCAAAGATGGACCTATACAGAAGGCAAAGAGGTATCTGTCCTACCAGAGAGTTTCAGGAGCAGACATTCATTGTTATCGGGGTTGGCGCAGTCGGACATGAAGTTTCTATGCAACTAGCTGCGATGGGTGCGACGAAAGTGCATCTTGTAGATTTTGATCGGGTTGAAGATCATAACTGCCTGAGCCAGGGGTATCTGACGTCCGACGTAGAAAAAACAAAGGTCGACGCAACTGCACTGTTAATGCAAAGCGTAACTCCAAGAGGGATGTTAATTGAAGAACACGACTGCAAGGTGCAGGCGGCGGAAAATCTGCCAAAGTCTGCCGTATGGTTCTCCTGTCCAGATTCAATAGGAGCAAGAAAGGCAACCTACTTCCGATACCAGAAAGAACAGGGTGCCGCGCTGTTCGATGCCAGGGTCCTAGGTGAGACAATCAGGATCTGCACAACACATAGGAGTGCCGACCCCGAGCAGTACAAAGGGACCCTATTTGCCGATGAAGAGGCTGTCCGGGGTAACTGTCATTCACAAATGATCATGTTCGGAGCGCGTATTGGAGCCAGCCTATTGGTAAGGGAAATGACAGCATGGCTCCGGGGGATCGAGATTGTTCCAGATATGACGTTTAACCTTATGTCCAGAGATCTGTACGTCCCCGCAACGGTGTAAGACGATGGGTGGTTGGTCAGTAGCTCAAACGGAAGAGCGCCGTCGGAATGTACATCCGGCGTAGGTTGCTGGTTCAAGTCCAGCCTGACCAGTTTGATAGTCGATAGAAAGGGGCCTATCCTGCAATCGGCACACCTTCAGTGCATTGCAGGGCAACACGCGATAGTTGCCTTGAGCAGGTAAGGTACGGACGTCCGGTTGATACTAGAACTGGTTGGCCATGGCCGCTTTTAATTTCAACAATACACCACTTAGCTTGTAGCCTAGTGGTGGCTGCCGGCCTGGGTTAATTCTGCCGATGACGCCTAGGCCGGCTCCTTCTCTAAATGGAGTTAAGCATGCCAATTCTAGCGTGGGAAGGACCAAGCAGGGTCGATAGATCTCCTGTCATTGTCCTTATTACTGGGTACAAACGAGCGTCAAAGAACGAGAAGACTGGACCAATGATTCAGTCTTGGATACTCCCGAGAGATCTACCCCCACATGCCGCACAGAAAACCGGAGCTGATGTTTCAGTGTGCGGACAATGTCCCCTTAGAGGTGGCTCATGCTATGTCATCACGCATTGGGGACCCTTCCAGGCCTGGAAAAGCTGGAATGAAGGCAATGTCGACCCCCTGGATGCGTGGGACAAGCCTATGCCACTAAGGATCGGCGCCTACGGTGATCCTGCTGCCGTTCCTGCGTCCGTCTGGACTAAGCTACTCAATCTACCAGTATGCACCGGAAGGACGGCATACACCCACCACTGGAGGCTCAAGAGAGGGTCTCATCTGAAGGGTCTTGCCATGGCAAGCGTGGAAACTGTCGAAGGTGGACGCGACGCCGTCAAGCAGGGGTGGAAGTACTTCCGAGCTGGCACTGATGGCGCAGCTGAAGGTGAGATCGAATGTCCGCACTACTCACGCGGAGTCCAGTGTGCAGACTGTAAGCTGTGCGATGGAAGTAAGGCCAACATCTACGTGGATGTCCACGGCAGCGACTCGAAGAAACTGGCATTCAGCAAGCTAAGGAAAAACTCATAGTAGACGGGCGATCATGCTGCGTGCAAGACTGACGGACACGACAATAACGGGAGCCGCAACCCGATCTATTGCGGCTGCGAACGGCCAGCAACACGGCCGACGGAGAACTGATTATGAGAACTGCATACTGCCCGAAATCACACGCGGAATTGGCATCTGTTACTGTCGGCACACCGTATGGTCATGTGCCTGGGCACACATATCGGGATGTCGATATCGTTGTTTCGAAAAAGAACGATAAGTTCCGCGCCCATATTTGCGAAACCTGGGGCTCGGCCCAAGGGTTTGACGAAGAGCACGGGCGGCGAGAAGTTATCGGCCGTGGCGATTCTATTCGAAAATCACTCGACGAAGCACTTGACCGCGCAAGAGAAGCCGACATTACGCTGGATCTACTCATCCAGGCCGTTTCACTAGCCGAAGATGAAGCCGACGAGTAACGCGAAACCCGCCTAGTGCGGGTCCGATAGACTGGCAATCTATCGCTGACGAGCACGCCAGCACCACCAAGACGATGAGCAGCGATACATTCATCACAGTCCAACCAAAAAAAGGAGAAATGCAAGGCGGGTACTCAGACTGCAGTGTATTCGTCGTTGATGACGGATGCGAAAGACCTCTATCTCACGAGGAATTTAACGAGCTGACAGAATAATCGGGAGCAATGCATAAAGGGAAACTTGCCGTGAGCAGATACGAAGAACTCGATCCGTACGGAAAGATGGGACCGGCCGATCTTGGCTGGATGGACGGAGAAGAGGAGGAGGAAGACGATGAGGACGAATGATACGTTCGACAAGACAGTCGATCAGTACGAGGAGAGAATCAGGCTCTTGCGGGGAGATATCTCTGAGCTAGGAAAAGAGATCGATCGCTTGGTTATTGCACTTCATGACGCTATCAGGCTTCCGATGGGAGTGGTGCCAGACTCCGCAGACGAGTGGTTCTACACGCCAATGGACATTGAGGCGGAGGAGCGCAGGAAGAAAAGCTCTCGCAATGAATAAACTAGCCAAGCGCCTGAATGCTGACGGACAAACCTACTGCGGGGAGAAGGCCGTCGGATTCGAGAAGAATGGACTTAGCCGCATCTACTTCGGCGTGAACTACGTCACCATCATAGATGGAAAGGCCACTAACAGGGTCCCCTCGGCCTGGGGAAAGAGTATCGGGAACTCGGCAGTCGAACTCGTTGAACAGTATCTTAACAAGGAGGACAGACAATGAAGAAGGCTGCAGACTCATGTGACGGCACAAGGACGATTGTCATACCGAATCTTCATCTACATCGCATTGTGCTTCGGATTCGAGGCACATCGCCGTATGTACAAAATAGATTCAGTGCCAAGGCGGCAGCAGCAATTCTGGAGAACCAGCAGTCCACGAAAGCCACCAGGAAGAAGGCTGGGCCACTGGACGTTGAAGAGCAATACCAGAACGCCTTCCATCGGTCGCCCGACGGAAAGTGCGGTATCCCAGCAACTGCATTCAGAAACGCAATGATCTCTGCCTGCAGGGTTGCTGGATTTCAGATGACAAAGGGAAAGATGTCTGTCTTTATCGACGCAGACTTCTATGACGAAGTAGACGGCGTTCCGCTCGTTGCCATTTTCGGGGACTACGAGAAACTAGTGGCACCCGTCAGAACGAGTGACGGCAAGAAGTTTACAATGTCAGTTCGGCCAATGTGGAGGGAATGGAGTGCTGTGGTCAAGATAAACTATGACCCGGGACAGTTCGGCCCGAGGGACGTGGCGCACCTCATGATAAGGGTGGGCATCCAGGTTGGCGTGGGGGAAGGGCGCCCTGACTCGAAGAACTCCAACGGTTGTGGTTGGGGTACATACTGTCTAGAAGAGAAATAGGAGGTGTCCCGTGGCGAAGTTTAAGGAAAAAGCAACGCTTGAACTTACCAGGATCTACCACAATAATGGGGGACTCAAGGCATCAGATGTTCTTGATGAGGCAAGGTCCGAGGACTCGCCCATCCATGAGTATTTCGAATGGGACGACAGCGTTGCGGCAAATCTGCACCGCCTCAAGCAGGCAAGGGTTCTTATCAGGGTGACCCCTGTTGAGATCTCAGAAGGTGTTGAGGAGAAGTTTATTCACGTTTCAGGTGCCAACGCATACTCCGAGGGAACCTATCTCCCGCCATCTGTAATCGTTCAGAATGGGGACATGTTCAATCGCGCTGTCAGTGAACTGCTAGGCAAGATACATGCCATGCAGTCAACAGTAGAGGATCTGCGTTCGATCTCAGGGTTTGCCGGCGGCACCGCAGAATCGCGGGTCCAGGTTGCGCTGAGATCACTTGAGGTTGCTGAATCCAGCCTCCAGCTCATGCTGCGTGAGGCTTCGTAGCAGGCCGGGCGTAGCTAGGAAAACCAATGAGCTACTTGGCATGGCAGGCTATGCGTGGCAGCGATCTGATCGCCACAGAACTGCACTACACGGCAGGCACGGCGCTGCGGGGCCAAGAACGGAATATCACGGCAGGAGATGCAACGCACCGCACCAAGCTGCGGGGCCAAGAACGGAATGACACGGCAGGCATGACATGGAACGGCATCTCTTGGCCAATCTCAGATTGTCATGGCTACTGGCTGGTCGTCGAGAGATCGGCGGCCAGCCCCTTTGAGGCGTAAAGTCAACAGGAGGATAATTTTATGTGTGATGCTCAGACTAAATTACGCAAAGAAATCTACCGTGATCGATGCAATGACCCTGAAAAGCGCAAGGCGTGGGAGGAATCTGGGCTTGTCCGACTGGACAGCTTGAAAAAGGGAGATGTGTTTGAAAACATTGACGGAGATTTTTTATTCGTGGACAGGCAGGCAGCAAATGGACTCATTCACTCCAAGGGATGGGGACACGATGAATTGACGCATATGATACCGTCAGCTCTGGTTCGGCCGGTAATACGGAGAACATACGACAAAATAAGTGATATTGAATTCCTCGGAAAAAATCCCACGGACGACGAACTTACTGGGAGACTACTAAATGACAAAAAAAACAAGCCAAGAATTACTTCAGAAGGCCAGGGACAATTGCACAAGTATGTTGATCCAGTCTAGCTCGTCTCTTTTTGAAGGCGACTGTAAATCCACCACACCTGTTGATATCGATGCGATAGCGGAAGGAATCTACGAGGCAGCAGAGAGGTGGTATCTGGAAAATTCTTCCAGGCCGGACTTGACAGAAGACTGAGAATCTGCCAATATTAGAAAAGTCCGGCCGGCCCACAATTGACCTGCGGCCGGGTATTTTTTGTTCAGCGAAGGTTGCTGCCTCCCTGAACCGCATCTACGGATGCCCCGGTGTAACTGGGGCAGGTAGATGATTGGCTGCTGAGCGGGCTTTTGAAAGGTTGAAGCCTTGCCCGTCAGAAGTCAGCGGGAGCCGTTAAGAAGGCTTCAACCGCAAGACATTGGAGAAGCATTCCAGCTTAACCATGCCTACGGAAATCATAACACAACCCGACCGGCCGATCAAGCCTGGATACAGGTACAGCCTGGGTTTTCTTCAGATCGATGAGCCAGGAAACACCAACAGCCCACTTGACGCGAGGCCAGGTGAGCTGTTAGGGTTGTATCATGCAACTGAACAACAAACGAATTATCGCACGAACCGAAACATCCTGCAAGGGCATATTCGCCTTTTCGGGATGTTTTTACAGGTACAGCCTGGTTTTTCTTCGAAAGAGAAGGACCAGGCTGTCTTTGTGTCTGCCCGACTTGAACCTAAACCCAACGACGAAGTGTGACGAGCTCTGGGTTCAGGAAGGAAGTGGCACCCAAAGTATGCACCCTGGCCGGAATGTCCGGTGCAGGGGCGGAAGGTGCCCCGGCGTTTGAAGTGACAGTAGTATTGGAGAAATGACCGCACATTAGTGCAACTGACCACCAAGAACCCAGCGGGAAGCTCAGAAAGGCCGTGAAGCGGTATGTGTCTGGACGACATAAAGTCCTGCCGCCTGTTGGCACCGCACCTCGTTTAATCGAGGTAACTACTGTATACTGAGGCACTTACGCTGCCACGCCGTAAAAAGTGGACTGAGAAACCAGGAGTAGCCTGGACAGTCTTACCGAGGGGGGTTTTGTAGAATGGCCGACCGACTGTGTCTTCCGAAGGTTACGTCAACAGCTAAGTGAACCTTTTGTACATCGAGTGTCCAGTGTTACGCTCTTGGAGGGTTACGTTGTCTGGTATGAAGACCTTTGAGGGAAGGCAAGCCGAAAGCACGGTTGAAGACCTGCTTAGGGGTCCTGGGAGATGCACTACTATCTACAGCAGTCAGGAGAACGACGCACTGTGGTACGTATCAGTATCTCCTCTACCCAGCCAGAGAGGGGTAATGCCGCGTCCGCAAATTGGCGTCTTACCACCACTTGCAAGGGGTGTGGTCTCGACGAGGAGAAAACAATGGGAGACATGGCGGACTACTTTCTGGAGGAAGTTGAGGATTTCGAGTGTCGACGACTCGATTACAAATCTGGGAGAATAAGCGACGAGGAGGCATATGACAGGGGAATCATAGATGAGATGGGTTATGAATATATTCCTGGCGTGTCGACAGGGAAGGCCGGGAGTCTGGACAACCAATCAAAGACATGTAGAAGCTGTGGAACAGCAAGACTCCACTGGGGTAAACACAAGGGGAAATGGAGATTGTTCGACTTACATGGACTTCATCAATGCAAGGTAAATCCGCTCATGGGTTAATGGGCGTGAAGTGCAATGTCCGTGTCAGTGTGTAGGGTGGATGGAATCGGTGGTTCGTGTCAGGTGTTGGAATTCCTGGTGCAACTTCATAGATGATGCCGTTAAAGCAGGGGTTAAAATGAGGTGGCATGAAAGACACAGTATCATTCAAGGTGGCGGAATGCAGGTCAGTAGCAGTTGATATTTCATCTTCAATTCAATGGAGTTCCTGGGGAAGTGTGATATCTGTAGTCAGAATTCCGTATGAAATGTATGAGATATGGTTCAAGTACGATGCCGAGGAAATACGTGCATCGGAAATTGATGATGCTATCAAAACATTAACCAGGAATGCCTATTGAGTGTGAAATGAGTGACCAAGAAAATGAACCAAGGATCGTTTGAGTTCACCAGGAAGGACCTTGAGAAAACAACCTTCGAGCATGAGTTCAATGGATACAAGCTGAGACACTATCAGTCAGCCGCGTTAGAGAATGCCTTCAGGATTTGGGACTCCGGGAGCGTGGGTGCTCTGATACGCGCTGCCACTGGAACAGGGAAGACGCTGACGGCCGCGGCTATCATCGATGAATGGCTGAGGAGGGATAATGAAAGGAATAGGGTAATCATCCTCTGCCACGAGAGACAGTTGGTGAAGCAGTTCGCAAGGGAGGTGAACAAGTTCCTTGCTATAGAACCAGCCATAGAGATGGCTAGCTTTTCCCCTGATAGGAACACGATTAACAGTTCCCTGATAACAGTAGCCAGCCGGCAGACCCTGTACCAGAAGATAAAGGAAGAGGGTGGACCTGTCATCTCAAGGCTGCACAAGTTTGACAACCTATTGAACTGGCTGTGCATATGTGACGAGGCGCATCGATACAAGAAGTCAATGAAGTCCGTTCAGCACATCTTCGAGTACTTCGAGCAGAACGTGAAGTCAGTCAGGCTAGGAATCACCGCGACACCCTGGAGAGACACGGACAAGATCTCTCTTAATTGTCTGTTTGACAAGCCGGCTCTTGATTATCCACTATATTCACATGAAGACAAACATAGCTCGGTCAAGGACGGATACTCGGTTCCCTATCGCGTGTTCAACGTGAAAGTAGAAGGCGTCGATTTCGCACAGATCAAAGAGTCAACTCTCGGTGGAGTGAAGGACTACAGCGCAGAGGACCTGGAGGCTGCCATGCTCCGGATCGAGGCGCTGTCGTCTGTAGTTCAGCCTACGATCGACATCGTTGGGAACAGAAGAACTATCGTCTTCTCACCGACTGTGAACATGGCACTGGCAGTACAAGAGCACATCAACACAATAGCCGGCGATGGGTCATGCCGATGCATACACGGAAAGACCCCTGACGATGAGAGGACAGCGATCCTCAATGATTACGAGAATGATATGTTCCAGTTTCTGAGTGCCTGCATGATGTGCCAGGAGGGTTGGGACAGTCCTGGTACAGCTGCAGTTGCTGTGTTCCGTCCTACTAAGAGTCGTGCTCGCATAGAGCAGATGTGTGGCCGTGCATCAAGAGTCCTTCCCGGTGTGATAGATGGTATCTCGTCCGCAGAAGAAAGGGTCGAGGCGATACGCAAGAGCGACAAGCCTGACGCCTACATCATAAACCTGGTTGGGATGTCTGGTCTCGGGGGGCAGAAGACAGCAATAGACATCATGGCCGAGGGTCTGCCTGACGAGATTATTGAGCATGCCGTAGAGGCCTCCGAAGGGACCGGTAGCTATGATCCGATTGAAATTGTTGAAGATGAAAAAGAAAAAGACCGGAAACGAGAAGAAGAGAAGGCGCGAAAGGAGGCGGCGAGACTGCAGGCCGAGAAAGTCGCAAAAGAACAGAGGAGAAAACACGCCGCTGAAATGCAGGCGCTGAGCCCCAAGGTAAACTACTATATTGGCGATTCAGGAGACCCAAATGATCTATCAAAGTCCTCTCAGATAATCATGAAGTTCGGTAAGTTCAAGGGGGTCTACGTATACCAGCTTCCAGACTGGTACCTCAAGGCGTTCGTTGAGAAGAGCGGAAGTCCCTTCAGATACATACTGATGAAGGAGATCGGTCGAAGAAACAGCGTTCGCAGGGAAGAGAGGATGAACAAAAAGGAACTGCGAGAAACACAACTCGCCAGAAGCAGAAAGGAGATAGGAGGTCGGAGTGAGACTGCGAGTAAGTCAATTGATGACATCAACAAAATACTTCTAGGAGGATGAAATGGATATTCCCACAGCGGAAGCAACCACGGACATCAAGGCCGCGTCGAAGGGGAAGTTCAAGAACCTGACTCTGTATAGGATCCCGAAGTACGATGGCCTGTATCGCCTTGAGTCACACGCCGGCCGCCTCTTGTTGCCAATGGACCATGGCAATGTCATGGCGCTGACTGCTGGGAAGGCCACTAAGGAAGGCGTGCCAACGCAGGCTGTCAGCATCTTCAGTAAGTGGCTGGACGTAGAGCCAAGGGTGATCGACCTGGAAGTAGCATTTCCAACAGACGGGACTCCAAACGATGAAGAGAAAGCGCCCTTCTAAGTGCCTTCTGGGATACAGGAGCAAGCACGGACGCTGCGCTTTGTGTGGGATACACATCGAGGACACATGGAAGTATCGAGATATCCCAAGGCTTCAGATGGCACACATCATAGGAGGTGCCAGCAGAAAGAACATTGGATGGAACGTGCTGATGTTATGCAGCGCGTGTCATGGGTCTCAGCATAGCAGCAACTATTATGACCGCGGAGTTCGGTGGCCTGACATCACGCATGGGATGCTGTTTGCTGCGAAGAAGCGGCTCACTGAGCTAGAGCCAGCGATGCTAGCTGATTTGTGGGGTCGCACCGAGGGGTACGTAATCGAGTTGTCTGAAACCAGAATACCAGATGAGATTCTGGAGGAGAGGAAGAAATGGATTTAGAGAAACTCAAGGACAAGTTCAAGCCGAGCGATATCGAGTGGATGATTCAGCCTGGTGGTGTTGGGAAAACATCCCGGGGGTTCTGGGGGAAGACCATTGCGTACATCGACAATCGAGCCATCATGGATCGTCTCGACTTTGCATGTGCTCCCGAGAACTGGCGGAACAACTTCCAGGACTTCAAGGGAGGAATAATCTGCAACCTCTCGATCAACATCCCGGATGCTGGGTGGATCACGAAGTCTGACGGATGTGACTCAAGCGAGGTAGAGCCTTTCAAGGGAGCTATCTCCGGATCAATGAAGAGGGCCGCCTACCACTGGGGGATTGGAAGATACCTATACGATCTCCCTACTGGGTTCTGTAATATCATCGATGACGCAGAGGTAAAGAGAAGGAGGAACAACAACCTGTTCGTCGGGTACAATAACTCACAGGACAAGAAGACCAAGGAATGGATCACCTTTTACTGGACTCCGCCTAACCTGCCAGACTGGGCAGTTCCCGAGGAATTCAGGGGAAAGGACCACTACAGTCTTGATGCTAGCTTGAAGGAGGAATCCAGTAGGCAGAAGGCCAGCTTACCGAAAACCTCGGCTGACTTGCCTGACGCTCCGAGCGAAGAAGAATTATCTGTGGCAGTCAAAGCAATGCAGGCTATGATAAAGACAGATGACCCTGAGAAGCTGTACAAGATGTTCGAAAGGATCAGGGAACGCCACAGTGAGAAACTCATCACAGATACTCAACTAGCTGAACTTCAGCTGTTCCATGACACTAAGAAGGCGGAGCTTAGCACCAGGCCAAAGGAGTGATTGATGACCGGCACTGATCTTACAGTGAAAGAGAGTCCCCTGGACACCAAGCTGTTTGACGTCACGTTGACACAGACAGGCATATCACTACCTGACAATGCATCCTTTGACCTAAGCTACTCTGAGTGGTTAGCCGTCGGGACCTACCTTAACAGGGTAAGCAAAGCGTTTAGGTGGTGGGTTGGGGACTGGCTCAACTATGCTGAGAGCAGGAAAGACCTAAGCGACAGGCTGGACCAGGCCGTCAGCATGTTTGATGCGTCCTACAATACGCTTCAGATGTATGCTAGCGTCGCCAAGAGGGTCCCCTACGACCAGAGAAGGAAGGAACTGTCCTGGTCGATGCACAATGCCGTATCCTCACTGAGCGTCAGTGAGCAGAAGTACTGGCTAGACGTTGCTGCGCCAGACGAGGGTGACAAGATCCCAATGACGGTTCGTGAACTAAAGAGCCTGATCAGTGTCGAGAAGGCGCGGACCATGAAGAGGCCTCTTGAAGAGACGTATCGGTGTATCGTTGCTGACATACCGTGGGAGACGATGTCCATGGACGAGATACGACTGCTAAATCTTCATCGACTGGCAGCGCCTGACGGATCGCACATGTTCATGACTCTGTCTCAGCGGACAATCAACGTCGGCTTGGATCTAGTGAAGAGGTGGCACTTCACTTTCCAGGAGCTACTGTGCTGTGTTGGTGAGCCTCTGCCCAGAGGATCAGGGTGGGCGCAGAACGTAAGGTACTGCATCTTCTCATCAAAGGACAAGCTCGGCATCGTTACGCCGGGACTCCCCGCGGGCATCACCAGTAACCTGTACGAGCCAACCATATCAGACTTCCTTGGTGTGATCGAGAAGGCAAGTCCTGGACCGAGGATATTCGTATCGAAGGAAAAGCAGAGTTCAAGCGTCACTGGTTATGATTTCTGGTTGCTGTAAACCAAGAAGGAATTTATCATGCTGGTGCTGTCCAGGAGGATAGACCAAAAAGTGTACCTTCAGATTGAGGGGAGAGAGGACATCGTAATAACAGTTGTCGACTCTTGTTACGTGCGAGGAAAGCCACAGGTCAAGATCGGATTCGACGCGCCTAGTGATGTTACGATACTCAGGGACGACATTGGAAACTTGTCACCAAGGGACAGAACAAGGAAGCAAAGGTAAGGAGTTACTTCATGTCTTACTGTGTACTTGAATGCGAGAACCGCGATGTGTGGCTTGAGTCGCGCAGGTTAACCGTTGGTGCTTCTGATGTCCCAACAATACTCGGCGTGAACAGATACAAGTCACCGTACTCACTGTGGATGGAGAAGCACGGAGACGTTCTGCCGGAAGACTTGAGTGAAAACGAGGCCGTCAAGTGGGGGGATATTCTTGAGCCTGTCGTAAGGAGCGAAACTGAACGACGTCTTGGGATGCAGATTCAGTACGACGGCAAGTACAAGATCCTAGTCTCATCCGATCACCCGTTCCTGTCATGCACCCTTGATGGATATCTGTCAGAACCATCGATGTATATCAGAGAGATGTTCGAGGGGGGAATTGAAGGACCTGGTGTACTTGAGATAAAGACCGCAGGTAAATACGCGAGAGAAGACTTTGATAATGGGTCACTTCCTATTCAGTATGTAGTTCAAGTCATGGCGCAGATGATTGTTACGGGATACCGGTGGGGATTGGTGGCTTATCTCCTGGAAGGGAGTACATTTGGCATAGCTCCAGTTGAGTGGGGTCCCGGGTTGGCCAGGGACATAACGTCCAGTGCCAAGTCCTTCGTCGATTCACTGAGGCGAGGTGATGCACCAGACCCAGACCACAGGGACCTCGGCACAATAGCAAGGATGTTCCCTGACGACCACGGAGGAACCATGGAGCTCGACAGTGAGTTCGACGAGATAGATACGAGGCTGCTCGAACTCAAGCTGGCCACAAAGAATGACGCAATTGAGATCAAGTCCCTTGAAGCGAAGATAAAGGATGCAATCGGGGATAATACGTTCGGAGTTTCACCCGGTGGCATTAGGTATTCATTCAAGAGCCAGACAAGGAAAGGCCATTCGGTGTCACCTTCCACCTATAGGGTCCTACGCAGACTCAAGGTGTGATCATGGACGAATCACTTAAGGTAAACAAAGAACTGTCCGAGCTACACAGCAAGACAGACAGAGTCGCAGGTCTGCGATCTAAGGTATTTAACCTTGAGCACGAGGTTGCGTTTCTAAAGGCCACAGCAGAGTCATCTCGGGTAGTCGTCATTCTCTACCATGACGGGTATGTCGAAGTAAAGTCCCGTCATCCAGTCAAGGCCATGGTAGTCTGCATCCCTCCTGATATAGAGGATTCAGAGGATATGTATGTACCTATTGCATACGAGGACCACTTGCAGGGCAAGGTGATTGCTTCCGGGTTCCCGACGAGCATGAGCAAGGAAGAGAGAGTCGACCGCGCATGTGCCAATTACATACTGGAGTGCGTAGATGATAGACAACAACAACATCGAGAGGCAACGCAGGATAATACGCGGCCTGGAGAAGAGGATTGCAATACTCAGGGATGCGCTGTCCAAGTATGCAAACCCTGATGAGTGGGAAGAAGGGAGCCGTGGGTTTAGTGACCTATTCCTCGGCTGCAATAATGGAGTTGATTTGGCAAACACAGCGCTGGACGATGACCTGGAACTTGAAAGGAGGCTCCTGTGAGAGATGATATGATAAGCAAGAACACGAGGTGCGATGTCTGCGGAAAGTCCGGCGCCAAGGACTGCTGTACTTGCTTTGGTTGCGGAAGGGTGTCGTGCCGATTGTGCTCATCTCCATGGGATAGCAATCCATTCATCATGAATGACTTACCGGCGTCGTATACTCATGTATGTATCCACTGCGATACGCTGTCGAAGGCATACATCAGCGAAGCACTCGGGGCTTGTGAAGACACGAAGGAGAGAATTGAATCATTGCACATGGACTGGGTTGAGCACTGTGAGAAATCACTGTCTCAGCGGAAAAGATGAAGGCCACGATGTACGATTGGAGGAACGTGTGATAGACCAATTAAGACACGCCGCAGACTCAACTGAGATTGAGATAAGCAAGCTTACAGACAATGGATGGGATGTTTCCATCGGGAGAAACAATGATGAAAACTGCATATACGTAGTAAGAGCGATCAATGGTAACATGCTTGTTGCATCTGCCAGTACGTCAATACCATGGGCGCTCAGGCGGCTCAACAGCGCGATCATCAAGAGGGGAATGAAACGGGAATGAATAGATACCGAGAGGGAGACGACAGGAGTTGGCATGCGAAGGCAGTGCCTGGTATCTACGTTACGATCAGGAATCACTTCGACTGCGGTGAGATAACTGAGATTGGCACTCCAGGTCCAGACCAGAGGGACTTCGACGTCTCCCTTGACGGCTCGACTGTTGTGGCCATCAGAATAAACATGAGGCCGAAGAACTCAGGTGAGCTGAACTTCTTCATCGGAGACGTTGATATACCAACAGCCTTTGCCAAGCACGACTATCTATGGATGGGGTGGCCTGGCGTTGACCAGAGGTTCTCACCTAACGTTCACGACTACTTGATAGGAGATATGGCACTTCTCCGCATGGCGTCCCGTGAGGCTGGGTTCCATTATGATCGTGACTCAAACTGCATTACAACAATCAAACTAGTCAGCCTGCCAGATGAGTTCGTTCTCCACAGAGGTGTTGTAACTGCCAGCACTGAACGTTCAGCGAGATGCACGAGGCACCCTGTCGAAAAGATGATTGACGTCCTGCTGCCGAATGGGATGATACGTTCGTCATGTGGTGTCTGTTCCGTGTTCCTTGGACTGAGGCCAAAGGACCTTGGAAAGAAGAAGTCCAGAAAGAAGGTTCGCAAATCCACTAGGCAAAGGAGCTTGAGATGAGAAGCGCACTACTGTCAGTTATGATACTTGTTGGAATGTACGGGTATTACGCTCCGTACAGGTACAACCGAGGATACTACCCCTCGATGTCCGATGCGATCCTGATGGACAAGCTTTCTCAGCCGAACAGGATGCTGATGTACAACTACTATCGGCAGTCGCAGCCGCCACTATTCCCTTACCGAGTACAGCCGAGAAGCAACTGGCTCTGGGGTTGGTAAAGACTGGCGTGAATGTCATTGCCGGAGGTCGGCCTGGTGCGTTCTGAAATAGGCCAGGCCGGCTTTCGGTACATAGCGGAGAGAAGACATGCAGTATCACAAGCACGCTACAGGCGACAAGATCCAAGGGACCGACCGCTACTTCGCATGCTGTCAGTGGTGTGGGACTCCGGTCCAGGTCGCTCGGATCGACCGGTTCCAGCCCGCGACGTGCGAGGTTTGCAAGATGCGGAAGGAAGAGCAAGACGCATCGCCTAAGCAGATGTTCTTTGACGAGTGGAGATAGTCATGGATCAAGCAGAGGGCATACCTCGCGACTCGCAAGAGTATTTCGAGGGACATGCTGCATGCCACAATGACGGTGAGAAAGGTTGCACGGATGCGCATTGAGTTGCCATGGCCACCGAGTGTAAATAGATATTGGCGTCGACATGGACACACAATCTATTTGTCAAATGAAGGTCGTGCATATCGCAAGAATGTTGTAGCAATGCTCTACGACCAAGACTATGACATGATGATTGGACCTATCGACATGGTGGTTGAGTTGCATCCACCAACTAAGCGGCTTTTCGATGTGGACAATTTTAACAAGGGTCCGCTCGATGCGCTCGCCTATGCCAAGGTGTACAGCGACGACTCGCAGATCGTGCATCTTGATATTTGGAAACGCGAGAAGGTCAAAGGTGGTATGGCAGTCGTCACCGTTCAGGAGCTGACATGACTATTCCAGACATTAAAGTTCTTGCGCTGTTCAAAGGCAACGAGCGTTACGTGTTTCTATTCGACGCCAAGCACAAGACCGAAACGCTTCGCACCATGGGGCGTTTCGCCAGTAACGAGTCGCTTAGCTTTACGTGGTACGATTGTGCCGTGTTGTGCGAGAAGATCAGGAAGGTTACGCGATTAGATGGTCCAATACCCGAACCGGAGGAGTGAATACTAAAATGAAACGAATCATTGAAACATTTGGAGATTCAGGATTTGAAGCGATGCTTGGCGAGAAAGTGTGCATCTGTTGTGGAGTTTACATTTACACGGGCGTATTGTCTGGTGCGAACGAAGATCACATCGAACTTGCTGAGCCGAAGCTAGTATACGAGACAGGGCCGTGGACAAGCGGCGAGTGGAAAGACGCTCAGGACCTACCGTCGCCATGGCGAGTAATGATCCATGGAATCGAAAGCTGGGGGCCAGCAAAATGCTAATGCCTTTAGGTAAGAGATCGCGTCCGCGTTCGTTGTCGGGACCTCGTTCATGGTCTGGCTCGATTTCGTGTTTATGTTCGCGTTCATGGTCTGGTTCGGTTTCGGTTTCGTGTTCGAGTTCATGTTCGCGTTCGCGTTCATGGTCGGGTTCGAGTTCGAGGTAACAAGTGTGCAAAGAAAGAGGAGGGCCAGCAAAATGCTAATGCCATCCAATAAAAGAAAGCGGTTGGGGTTGTGGATGTGGTCGGGATCGCGCTCGGGGCCGCGGTCATGGTCTCGCTCGTGGTCGCTGTCGTCGTCGGGGTCGGGGTTGTCGTCATGGTCGCTGTCTGGATCGCGGTCATTATCGGGGTTGGAAATGTGTACGTGGTCGCTGTCGGGATCGCATTCGTGGTCGCGCTCGGGGTAACAAGTGTGCAAAGAAAGAGGAGGGCGAAGGATGACAGAAACCCAAGGTTCCCACTGGCATGACTGCTACAAGTCGCACCATGAATGCGCCATTGCGGAAGTCGAGCGGCTGCGGAAGGCACTGGAGCTTATCGCCGCACCGTTTAACGCCATCTGTGCAACAGAAAATGAGCTATTGATCGTTGCAACAGCCAGGCAAGATATCGCAATGGAGGCTCTCGATGACAAATGCACTAAACGAATTTGAAAAACTATTATGACAACACATTGGAGACCAGTCATGAAATGCCGCAGGTGTGGTGTCAGCTCATTCAGCGATACGGCAGAAGTCGAGCCGCACATCATTTCCATCGTGCTTTACGGTGATTATTGCACCGTGTTGTGCGACAACTGCCGAAACGAGTGGGCGCGGTACATGATGAACCATGAGCTGTGGGCTCACATTCACAAGCTCGATGCAAAATCTACGTGGTATAATTTGCTCGCAAAAGCAGGCATAGAAGTGCAGCTTAGCGACATAAAAGGGCTGGTGAAAAAGTCCGACGCTGCAACCATGAAGGCTTACGAACTGGCCATGAGATTTGTAGAGGAGGACGTGGGATGACCTCGAAAAAACCACAATATTCACCGAATGAAAAGCCGACCGACGTGCCACCACCGCCACCTCCACGGAAAACCACCCACCATGACTGCTACAAGTCGCACCACGAATGCGCCGTGGCGGAAGTCGAGCGGCTGCGCAAACTGCTGGCCGAATGTATTGAGCATTTCCGTGATTACGAAATGGACGTTGACGGCTTTCCGCCAAACGACCACAAGCGATTCATCTGCCGGTTAAAGGAGGCTCTCGATGAGTAATAAAGACTTCCAACTCATTCCACCGGATGGGACCAAGCTACCAGAGTCGTTGTATAGCTGCTGCGATGCAAACGGGTGTACTGCCGAGGTCAGCAATCCGGCCGAAAGAATGTACTGGTGTCGTGATGGCTGGCGGTGCGAAGATTGCATCGAGTACGGCGATGACCTGGTGGTCGGGATCAGACTGGACAGGTGGCTTGCTTGCGTGATGGGCAAAGAAATTGAGCGGCTAAAGTCGGCGATGCAAGAAATAATCAGGACAGTCGACGGCACGGAACGAACACGAGGACAAATCGCAAGTACGTGCTGGCGAATTGCAAAGGAGGCTCTTGATGAATGACAAATGCCCGTGGTGCAGTGCAAACCTAGAGCCACCGTATGCATGCAGCTCAGTGGTACGGTGGTTCGAGTGTGGGACGAAGCCTGGCGGACAACGAGCAAACCAGTGCTACGAGCGCCAGATCGCCAACCTTCAGTCTCAACTCAAAAGTATTGCCGAAGCAACTCAGCATGAGGCCATATAATGGGCGCGAGCCAAAATAGCAACAACAGACCACCATTCAATGGCCGGTACGCGAGAAGGCTCCAAGCAAAGAGAGCTAGACGACAGTCCATGGCCGGCTACACCGACGAGGACATACACCCCGGCCGATACTGTTCTGAATGTGGCGGAGGGCTGGAGCATGATAATCCAGCGTGGGCTTCTGCCGCCTGCTCCATATGTGAATTTTTCATGTATGAGAGAGCGGGGTTGATGGATTGACTAGGGGCAAACTTAATGACAAAACAGAAAGATAAACCGATCATAAAAGAGCGAGTCGCAACCACGCCGGAGTACGAGCTAGGCGAGCGTGTGCGGATACTCGCTGGTCATCGGGCCTGGGAACAATGCCACGCCGCAGTAGACGAGCTGAGATATTGCGAGGATCGACACAGGCTTGCCGAGCTTCCTCTGTCGTGTCTAGACGAGCTGGATCTTGATACGCTGGCCAAGCTCGACTACGTGGGGATCACGACCATTGGCGCCGTGCTGGCTCGGCAGCAGGCAGACGTTGACTGGTGGAGGCTGGTGCCTGGCATGACGATCAGGCACGCACAGACGCTCGGCCGTGCGATTGAGGCGGAGGGTAGCCGCGGTGGTTGACGCGCAGGAGCGGATGGACATTGGACATCGTAAAAATTGCACCCACCCCTGTTGTGCAATCCCGGAATGTACCAATAATGGATAGGCATGGATGCCACACCGACGCCAATCCGCCGATGGATCGTGCTATTTAGTGGGTTTCTCCAGCACCGGGGGGACCATTCCGGCATCTCCCGCCTCTGGTCTAAACTCCATGCCACAAGCTGCGGACACGATTCTGTGGTCCTGTTTTTCCCCTGGTCTGCGGACACAGATGGCATCGCTGAGTGGATGTTTCGCTGCTCACCCACGGCACCGCGGATAATCCTGGCAGGTTACAGTTTCGGCGCTCAAACCGCCTGC